CAGCACGACCCCCATCGCCGTACAGGAGAACAGAACATGAATGAAGCAGAGAGGAAGACCCTGGTGAACGTGCACACGGCGCTCGGCAAGATTCGCTCCGAATTGGGCAGCTTAGAAACATCCAGAAGGGATGGGCCAACTTGGATTCCCTACCGCTTGAGTTGTGTCTATTGGAGGCAGGTCAAGCAGCTGCTTGATGCACCTGTGCAGGACGCTGCCACAGTCGAGTAGATTCGGCTATCCCCAACTTTACCCCGTCCCGCAGGAGGGCCGTATGACAGACGCAGCAGCGGCCCCTCCCAAGGCACTGAATGAACGGCAGCGGAAGTTTGCCGAGTATTACCACGCCAGCGGCAACGCCTCAGACGCCGCAAAGAAGGCGGGCTACAGCGAGACATGGGCCGCGACGCACACAACGTCGATGCTAAAAAATGCGAACGTGCGGGCATACCTCTCGACCCTGGCACAGGCCCATGCGGCGCCCACAATCGCCACGGCGCAGGAGCGGCGGGAGGTCTTGACCAGAATCCTGCGGGGCGAGGAGGAGGCCCCGTACGTGACCCGTGAGGGCCTCGCGGATGGGGCGCCTGATCATGCGGCGCGGGTGAAGGCGGCGGAGTTGCTGGCGAAGATGGACGGCGACTTGGCTCCGGTGAAGTTGGACATCACGGCGCGGGTGTCGAGTGTGGCGCAGGTGTGGGTGGGGCAGGTGTTGAGCGTGATCGAGCAGGAGGTGGGTACGGATGCGGCGCAGCGTATCCTTCAGCGCCTGCCCGTGCTGGAACTGGAGGGCAAGTGAGGCTCAATCGTCGTAGGCTCCCGGGTCTTGCGTAACGATAGAGCCGTCTATCCCCGCTGCTTTGGCCTGTTCCAGCACCCGGCCCCGCTCGTCGGCGTCTAGCGCCTTCCACCACTTGAGAATGCGGGAAGGCGCACTGACGCGCACAACGGCGGTCTCATGGCCTGCCGGGAGGGGCTTTTTCAGGTTCTCTAAGCTGGCTGGGTTGTTGCCGCGTCCGATGCCTTTCTTGGTCATGTCTCTATTGTAACATAGACTCTATCATTCGTAACGCAAGAGAAGTACACTGTGGGCATGAAGAACTTCGAGATGAACGGCAAGACCTACCGCACCGACGCTGAAACCCTCGCCCTCTTGAACGTCATCATCCCCAACGCGAAGGCCGCCAACGACTTCTCTGCGGTCACCGCCGTAATGGGCATGGGGTTGAAGACTGGAAGAATCACCGAAGTCAATTAACCTCAGCTCGACCAAGCCCCTACGGGGGCTTTTTCCATTGGGGGCGGCATGATCTCACAAACCATCAAACATCCATCAAACAATCTGGAAGTGTGTGCGACCTGCTCCCACTGGGAATATGCGGAGTTCCTGATCGGCGATTGCCACCTACATTGCCGACCTACAGCAAACAATTACACGTGCCCGGACCACCTCCCGCTTAGAGACGAACTCTTGGCCCCGCCCTTTGATAGCCGGTGGACTGGGCTAGAGGCCCGACCGCATCATCAACTGGACCGTGAATAGAGAATGGATGTGATTGAAATTAAGCAGGTGCAAATCATCCAGTGGGAGTATATGCAGGCATTTCACCCTGCCGACACATACGCCTCCCTTGCACGTTGGGGTGCGGAAGGTTGGGAGCTGTGTGCGATAGACCACGGTACTTGGTATTTCAAGCGCCGGAAGTTTACACCCTAACTCACTCGCCCCCTTTACCGGGGGCTTTCTCTTTGGAGGCACGCATGACCGACTGGACCCAGGCCGCCCAGCGCATCGTACCTCCGAGCCACAACCGCATGGTGATCGACCCCCGGGCTGTCCATGCTGCCCAGACCACCCGCCAGTTCGGTCAGTACGCCGAGAACCCGGTGGCCTTCGCCCGTGAGGTGCTCGGCATGACCCTGTGGGAAGGGCAGGAGCGCATGCTCACCGCCGCCGCCACCTCCAAGAAAGTCAGCATCCGCAGCGGCCACAAGATCAGCAAGAGCACCACCGCCGCCGTGATCGTCCTCTGGCGCACCCTCTGCCGACCCGACGCCCGCACCATCATCACCGCCCCGACCGCCCGTCAGGTGAAGAACATCATCTGGCGCGAAGTCCGGCGCTGGCACTCCAAGCGCCAGCTGCCCGGGGAGATGTTCGATGACCCGGCCACCGGCTTCCGCTACGGGGACGCCGAGGCACAAGGCTTCAGTACCGACCAGCCTGAGCGCATGGCCGGTGTGTCCGGGGCCGACCTGATGTTCATCCTCGATGAGGCGTCGGGCATCGGTGAGGAGATCTTCGAGGCCATCGAGGGCAACATGGCCGGCGGCGCCCGCCTGTTCATGATCTCCAACCCCACGCAGACCAGTGGCACCTTCTACCGCAGCCACACCACCGAGCGCCACCTGTGGCACACCATCCACATCAGCAGCGAGGAGACGCCCAACGCCCTCACCGGAGAGAGCATCATCCCCGGCCTCGCTACCGCCGAGTGGGTGGCGGAGAAGAAAGCCCAGTGGGGTATAGACAGCCCGCTCTATCAGGTGCGCGTCAAAGGCAACTTTCCCAGTCAGGCCGAGAACAGCGTGATGGGGCTGGGCCTGATCGAGGCCGCCTGTGCTCGCTGGGAGGACGCCACCGACCTCGCCCCGCTGCGTCTGGGCGTGGACGTGGCCCGCTTCGGAGACGACGCCACAGTCATTCAGGCCGTGCGCGGCTCCAAGGCCCTGCCGCCCCGTGAGCTGCGGAAGTTCGACACCGTGGAGGTCGCCGGGTTCGTGCTGGAGACCGCGCGGGCCATGCGCCGTGGCAACGAGCCGGTGCGGGTGAAGATCGATGACGGCGGCCTGGGCGGTGGCGTGACGGACATCCTCAACCACAGCGAGGAAGCCAAGTTGCTCGGCCTGGAGATCATCCCCCTCAACGCCGGCAGCAGTGCCACAGACCCTCTCTACGTACGGCTGAGAGACCAGCTGTGGTTCGGCCTGAAGGAATGGCTGGAAGACGGGGCCATCCCGAACGACGCCGATCTGGTGGCCGATCTGGTGGCCCCCCTGTACAGCTTCAGCACGGCTGGGAAGCTGCTGGTCGAGTCCAAGAAGGACATGAAGAAGCGCCTCAAGCGCAGCCCGGACAGAGCAGACGCCCTGGCCCTGGCTGTGTACGAGGCGCCGGTCTCTCACGCCCGCACGCCTGCCACCAACCTCTCCGGCCTCGGTGACATCGGCGGCCACCGCAGCAACCCCTTCGGGGCGAGGTGAGCACATGGAAGACGACAACGAGCTTCACCCGCTGGACATCCTGGACGCCTACGGCACGGCCGGTAGCTTCATCGAGACCCGGCTGGCCCGCCTGAAAGCCACCGCTGACACCGACCCCCAGGAGATCGAGTTCTGTGAGGGCATGAGCGGTGTGCTCTTCGCGGGAATCATGCTCGCCACGTCCTACCTCACCGACGACGTGCGGGTACTGGCCTCCGGCGACGACGAACCGGACGCGGTACGGATGCTCAGTTGACCTCCAGACGCCCCACACCCCACCCCGAAGGAGGTGAACCTTGACCAACATCGACCTCTCAGTGCTCGGCGGCGCCGGCCTGATCCTCACCCGCGAAGACCTCCCCGACTACGGACGGCAAGCCGCCCGGCAATACCGGGAGATGCGCGACAACGATGCCCTGCTCGGCGGCATCTTCTTCGCCCTCGAAAGCCTGTTCCGGCGCGTGCAGTACACCGAGACGCCCGCACCCAAGCCCGATGGCCCGCGCGGGCAGTGGACGGAGAAGCGCGCCGCGTTCTGGGCCAGCTACGTCGGCCAGTGCCGGGAGGACATGAGCCACACCTGGCCGGCCTTCATTGCCGAGGTGCTCACCAGCCTGGAGTACGGGTTCGCCCCGTTCGAGATCTGCTGGAAGTACCGCATCGGCCCGGAAGAGAAAGACCCGACCAAGCAGAGCCGCTACACCGACGGCCGCGTGGGCTGGCGCAAGTTCGCCATTCGGCAGCAGACGAGCGTGAGCCGCTGGGAGATGGACCAAGACGGCGGCATCCAGGGCTTCTGGCAGTACGCCGGGGGCGGCCTGAGCCACACCGGGGCGGCCGAGGTGTTCATCCCGATCAGCAAGGCCCTGCTGTTCCGCACCACGGAAGCCGGGAACAATCCGGAGGGCCGCAGCCTGCTGCGCAACAGCCGCCGCGCCTACTTCTACCGCCAGCGCATTCAGGAGTTCGAGGCGGTGGGCGTCGAGCGTGATCTGGCGGGCCTGCCCCACATGGAAGTGCCGACCGCCCTGCTCAGCCCGGACGCCAGTGATGGTGAACGGGCCACGCTGGTCGCCCTGCAGCGTCAGATGTCCGAGCTGCGCAACGGAGAGCGGGCCTACATCATCACCCCCGCCGAGAAAGAGCTGGGATTTGACGAGAGAGGCAATCCGAAGGACGTGAGCACCGGCTACCGCTTCCGCCTCGTCAGCAGCGCGGGTGGCCGGGCGCACGACACGAACGCCATCATCCGCCGCTACACCTCGGAGATCGCCACTAGCCTCCTCGCCACCTTCCTGCTCCTGGGCGGGGACGGCAACGGGGCGCAGGCGCTCAGCAAAGACCTCACTGAGCTGTTCGAACTGGCCGGGACGGGCATTCTCGACGGCATCGTCGCCACCATCAACCGCTTCGCTGTGGAGCCCCTGATGCTCCTGAACGGCGTCCCGCCCGAACTCTGGCCCACGATGGGGCACGGCGGGCTGAGTGACGAGGCGCTGCAGGCCATGATCGGCACGGTCAACACCCTGCTCACCAGCGGCGGCCTGACGGCTGACGATAACCTCGAGGCCCACCTGCGGGACAAGCTCAAGCTCCCCGAGAAGGCCGAGGCCGACCCGGAAGAGACGGCAGAGGCCCCGGCCCCGAACGGCCCACCGACAGACGACACCACCCCGCCCGCCACCAAGCCCACCCGGGCCTCACCGAAAGCGCCGATCCAGGCGGGAGGTTAACCATGCCACCGAACAGAAGCCCGACCCTGAAGCTCGTCACGAACGCCTTCATGACCAACGAATGGGCGGTACTCCCCGCCACCTACGACCGCATCAGCGAGATCATCGAGGAGCGAGCGCAGGGATTAAAGCCGGACACCTCCGAACTCGCGGCCCGCATTGACGGCCAGACCTACGGCAGTGACGCTGAGAGTGACGGCGCGGACGACGTGTGCGTGATCAACCTCCACGGCGTGCTGATCAGCCGTGCAGGAATGATGGACATGATCAGCGGCGCCACCAGCCCGCAGACGTTCGCCCAACTGGTCACACAGGCTGCCAACGATCCGCAGATCAGCACCATCGTTATCAGCGCCGACACTCCCGGCGGCACCGTCAGCGGTACACAGGTGGCCGCCGATGCCATCACCTACGCCAAGGGCAAGAAGCCTGTGATCGGCGTGGTCGATGACATGGCGTGCAGCGCGGGCATCTGGATTCTCAGTCAGTGCTCCGAGATTGTCATTCCTGCCTCTGGCACGGTGGGCAGCATCGGCGTGATCGGCACACACGTTGACCGCAGCAAGGCCCTCGCACAGGCCGGACTGAAGCACACGGTCATCCGGTCCACTCCCGGCAAGGCGCTGGGACAGCCGAGTGAGGCCATGACGGGCAAGGCCTTGGAGCAGACGCAGGCCCGCATGGACGCTCTACACGGTCAGTTCGTGCAGGCAGTCGCCACCGGGCGAGGCGTACCCCTCGACACAGCCGCCGCCTGGGGAACCGGTGACACCTGGCTCGGTCAGGACGCGGTGGACATGGGCCTCGCTGACCGTCTCGGCACGCTGGCCTCTGTACTTGCTGAACTCTCAGTAGCAGACGCTGCCGAGGACGCAACCCTATCCCTCCAGAATGCCGCGCTCGCTGAGGACTCACTCCTCGCCAGTGACGGCAAGTTCCAAAAAGACGCCCGCGTGAAAGTCAAGGGGAAGCCGCACATGGACGGCCATTCCACCGGGGTCGTCAAGCTCATCGAAGGCCCCACCCACGCCTACGGGATCGTCTTTGACGGCATGGAGGACATGGGAGTCCACAAATGGTACGTGGAATCCGAGCTGGAACCCGAAGCAAGCGACCCGAAGCCCGCCAAGAAGCCCATGAAGATGAATGGGCAAGGAGAGACCATGAACTTACAGGCCATTACCGCCAAGCTGACCGCTGGTCAGTCCCTCACCGCTGAAGAGCGTGCTTTCCTGAACACCCACCTGGACGGGCAGGCCACCGCCACTCCGGCCGCGCCCGACATGAGCGCCTGGCCCGCCGAGGCCCGTGCGATGTTCGAGCAGGCGACCGCCGCTGCTGCCCGCGCCAACGATGCCGCCGCGACTGCCCAGGCGACCGCGACTGCCGAGCGGGACATCCGCCTCACCGCCGAGTTCGAGAAGCGCGCCCTGGCCATCGGCCAGCCCAAGGAGTACGGCGCGACCCTGCGCAAGCTCCACGACCTCGACCCGGAGGCGGCCACCGCCACCGAGCAGGCCCTGAAGGCCGCGCACGCCCAGACGCAGCTGACCGCCACCATCGGCACGAGTGCGGCCAGCCGACCCGGCGCCACCGCGCCCGCCGACCGCATCGAGGCCCGCGCTAAGGAACTGGAGGCCAAGGGTATGAACGGATTTGAGGCCATGGAACAGGCCATGAAGGAACTCGGCGCTGAGGCGTCCGAGTACAGCCGGGAGGTGCGTGCATGAGCAGCCAGAACCCTAAACTCTTCGTCACCCGCAAGGCCGAGGCCGACCTGAGCGGCAAGCAGTACACCTTCGTCACCAAAGGCGCTACGGCCGGTGACATTCTGAGCGCCACCGCCTCAGACGTGATCATCGGCGTTCTGCAGGACAAGCCCCGTCTGGGTGAGTTCGGCACGGTTGCCACTGACGGCATCCTGAAAGTCAAGGTCAGCGGCACCGTCACCGAGAATGCCTACGTAGGCAGTGACGCCAACGGACTCGGCGTGGCCGTGACCACCGGCTACTCGTTCGGCATCTACCTGGATGCGGGCGTAAACGGCGACGTGGTGCGCTTCCACGCCCGCCCGCAGAAACTCTCCTGAGCTAACCCGCCTTCGCCCACCCCCGCTTCGGCGGGGGTCTTCATTGCCGCACCGTCGGCTTAGGAGTTTAAATGAGCAACCCCACCCCGCGCGACGTTCAGATCGTTGATCGACTGATGACCAACTTCAGCCTGCAGTACGCGCTGAACAAGGCGAACTTTGCCTCCCGCACCGTGTTCCCGACGATCCCCGTCACTGACCAGACGGGCATCTACGCCACCTACCCTAAGGGCTTCTTCCTCCGGAACGAGATGAAGGTGCGCCCGCTCACCGGTACGCCCGAGTACATTGACTACGCCATCGGCAGCGATACCTACCGTACCGAGGAGTATGCGGTGGGTAAGAAGATTGACGACCGCGTGCGTGCGAACGCCCGTGACCCGCTTGGTCCGGACCGGGCCACCACCACCCTGCTCACGAACAACGCCATCATCAACTGGGAAGAGAAGTGGGCCGCCGCCTTCTTCCGCAGCGGCGTGTGGACGAACGAGTACGCGGGCGTGGCCAACGGCCCCACTGCCGGGCAGTTCCTGCAGTTCGATCAGGCGGGCGCCGACCCCATCGGGTACGTTCAGAGCCTGATTGACTCCATTGACCAGGCCACCGGTTACCGTCCCAACGTCGCCACGTTGGGCACGAAGGTCTTCCGCACCCTCGTCAACGCCCCTCAGTTCATTGACCGCATCAAGTACAGTGAGCGGGGCATCGTGACCCAGGATCTGCTCGCCATGCTGCTCGGCGTGGACTCGGTGAACGTGGCGCGTGCGGTGCACAACGTGGCGAAGGAAGGCCAGCCGGACAACATTCTCCGCATCAGCGATCCCAAGAGCATGCTGCTCAGCTACGCCGACACCAGTGCCGACGCCAACACCGAGACCATCACGGCCGGTGCGAACTTCGCGTGGACGGACCTGATTCCCGGCGCGGGCAATGCCATCGGTGGCGTCATCACCCGTGGCCGTGACACTGAGGCGTACAGCGACTGGCTGCACATCCGTCAGGCGTTCGGCCAGAAGGTCGTGGCCCCGGACCTCGCGGCCTTCCTGACCAACGTCGTGTCCTGAGGGGGCTGACATGAGCAAGAACTACGTGGCGCTCCTGCCGATTCGGTTTGGAGACACCGTGCTTGAGCCGGGCGAAGTCGTACCGGTCGAAGAGGGCAGGCGGTATGACCTGATGGTCATGCTCGGGGAGATCAAAGAGGTGGACGCCCCGGCCCCCGTGAAGGCGGTCAGTGCCCCCGCCCCGGCAGAGCCCGCCAAGCCTGACCTGAAGCCCGCCAAGAAGGGCTGACGTGACCGCGCCCACGTCTGAGACGCTGCTGCGTGACCAGATCAGGGAGTGCATCCGGGGCAAGCTGCTGGAGGCCTGGGAGACCGAGAACCCCGAGGCCCTGAGCCGCCGGCTGCTGGACGACCCGCGCAGCATTGCCGCCAGCATCCTGATGTGGGCGGCCGATCCTGGGAACGACGCCTTGAGGAAACTCGGGGACGTGACCACCGACCGGCGCGGGCAGAGCGCGGCGTGGCTGGCGGCGGCCCAGGCCCTGCGGGACGAGGTGCGCTACGACGCCCGCACGGGCAGGCGCAGCGCGGCCCTGGTGGTCGCCACGGCTTCCACGCCCTGCGACACCGGCCCGGTGTTCGTCATCACGCCGCCCGGCCGGGAAGTGGACAACACCCGCGACGGCTTGTATCCGGCGATTGACCCTGAGCGGGTGTGGTGATGGAGGACTTCGCAGGGTTCTTTGACGACTTCGCCGACCTCCTGAAGGACCGGCTCACCCTGGAAATCCTGACCCCGGCTACCCGTGACCCTGACACTGACGTGCCGTCCGGCCCGGCGGCTGTGGTGCAGGTCATCGACCAGTTGTGCTCAGACCAGGACCTGGACGCTCGCAGTCGCGCACAGTTGATCGTGAACGGTGTGGCCGGTACGGTGCCGGTCAGTCGCTGCTTCACCGCCTGGTTTCCCTGGCCGGAGCTGCCCGCAGGCGCCCAGTTGATCGTCCGAGTCAATGGGCGGCTCCGTCCGTTACTGAAGCAGGGCCCCCCGACCGACAGCGGCGGCCAAGGGGGAGTCTACGTGCTGGAACTCGGCGCACCGGAGGGCAACCGATGATCAACCATGCGTTGCTCGACGCTTACTTAGACGCGCTATTGGAGGGCCGGGCTCACGCTGTCGGGGCTACTCTGATTGACGACCTCGGCCACCCTGGACAGGGTACACTGCACCCCGGCAACGTTAACCCCTCGAGCCTCCCCGGGGACTATCCAGCCGTCCAGACCGAGGCTCTGATTCAGAGCATCGACGTTCGCCCAATTGGACGCCTCGCCTACGTTGTCGGGAGCTTTGAGGACATGAACGCTGAAGGGTACGCGCATGCGCTTGACCTGGAAAGCAGTCCACCCGCACAGGGCGGGCGGCAATTTCTGGAGAAGGCTGCGCATGATCCGGAGATTCTGCAGGCACTTGAGGCCGGACGTGGCCCATGAGCACCTTGCTCGGTTTCTGCAAGACCATTCCGGAGCTGGGTGGGCGCTGCTATCTCGACACCGCGCCATCGCTGCCTGAGACGCCGTATGCCATCGTCTACGACGCCCCAGGTGGCGTGGGCGAGCGGTACTACGGCGGGGCGGACGTGACCACCGTCTACCCGAGCGTGACCGTCTATCACAAACCGGCGGTGAAAGAAGAGGCCGCCCTGGCCCGGCAGCAACTGATGGCGATCATGACGAAGTTGCAGAACGCCCACCGCACGGTAGACACCCACAGCGACGGCGTGACGCCGTTCGTCAGGGGAAGTGTGCAGCGGGCCTCGGACTTCGCCCCGATGCCGGATAAGACCGTACAGGGGCAGAGCTACGCCACCGTGCGCTTCTCAGCGATGGTTTACCGCCCGTGACCCTCCACCCTTTGACACTGGCCCTGCTGCGAGAGCGGTACGGGCAAGGAGACGCCATGAGCCAGCCCACCCGTGCCCCGAACATTGAGGCCGAGTACACCCCGCCCGCTCCGGCCCAGTCGCCCGTCGTGGTGACGCAGCTGGAGATCGGGGGCGTGCTTGTCAGCTACATCTTCGAGGGCCGCCGCTACGCCTGCACGGCAGCGAACGAGAAAGATGCTCGTGACCTCCTGACGGCTGACCCGGTCTTCTGCCTCGTCCGTTCGTTCTGACCGGCCACCCCCTCAACCCGCCGCGCCCTCCGGGGCGCTTTTTTCTGCCCTGACGGGCACAGGAGATCATCATGGTTCAGCCTCCCGCACAGACCGCCGCCGCCACCCAGCAGACCACGACCGGCTCAACCACCTACTTCGAGGTGCGCCTCGCCAGCTACAGCGCCCCGTCCGTGGTGGCGACCACCAGCGCCGCAGCGGTCGCCGGGGCCACCACCCTTGCCGTAACGGCCCTCACCGGCCCCATCCCGGCCGGCGCGGTGCTGCACTTCCCCACGGGTGACGCCACGCTCACCGCCGCTGCCGCTGCCGCTGCCACGTCCCTGAGCGTGCTGCCGCTGGACACGGCCATCCCCAGCGCTGCGGCCAGCAGCTACGACGGCTACTTCGCGCTGCCCATCCTGGGCGACGTGAACCTGAGCTTCAGCCCGACCGACGTGAACTACCAGGCGTATGTCAGCAGCGGCCTGGACGTGTGGGACTATGCCTCGAAGGTGTCGATGGCTGGCAAACTGGACTTCAAGACCGGCGCCCCAGACAACGACCCCGCCGTCTACCCCCTCGTTCAGGCTGGTATGCGCTCGGGCGGCGTGGCCGGTGTGCAGTTCCGCCTGCGCCGCGCCTCGGGCAGCTGGTACACCGGCTTCAGCACCCTGGGTGTGAACATGAACAACCCGGCCCGTGGCATCGCCGAGACCATGTTCACCGGCACGACCTCCGGCCGCGTGGTTTTTACTCCCAATATCTAATTATCAATCACAGGGCCGATTGCTATTTAGGCCCTGTGATATAATAGAAGAAGAAAGCCCCTCATGGTGCGTCAACACCTAGGGGCAGTAGACCTAAAGGGAGGTCCACATGGAAGACTATACTTCAATTCCGTTAACGGGGCAGGCAGGCGAAGGCAAGTTCATGCTTTTGGATAGTGCCGACGTACATCATTTTGAAGGTAGAGGTCTATTCTTTGGGAGTCATGGCTATGCCGTCATTTCCCGGAAAAAGATTCATCTGCTGGCTCATAGAGTGATTCTGGGTGCTCAAAAAAGTCAAGTTATTGACCATATCAACGGAAATCGATTGGATAATCGGCGGGTGAACCTCCGTTTTTGCACAACGGCTCAAAATGCGGCAAATGTCTCCAAGCGGGAAAATAGAGATCATAAGGGTGTATTCTGGGATAAATCACGGAGTATCTGGCGTGTTTTCCTGCAAGTGGAAGACAAGATGGTTTATCTCGGATCATTTGAAGATGCTCAAAAGGGTTCAGAGGTCTACGACGCCGCCGCTTTACAATCGTTTGGCGCGTTTGCGAAACCTAACGACCCAAATGCCCCCACGGCTTACGCCTCTGCCTATCTCGCCGAATGGTTTGGCCCCCGCTGGTTGGTTACCTCGCCATCTGGTGAAGAGTTCCGCTTGGACACACTTAAACAGTTTTGCAGAGACAACAGTTTGATGCACAGCAACATGATTCTCGTCTCCCAAGGGAAGCAGGCCAAGCATAAGGGCTGGTCTTGTAAGCGCATATCCAACATGCCCGCCCGCTCAACGGTCCCGAACATCTGATTCACCCGGGGCCGTCCCAGTGGCGGTCCCATCCCTTTTAGCTTTGCCCCATTTCAGAGGCACAAATGCAGAAACTTCCAAAATTAGAACTGAGACGCAAGAAAACAGACGCCGTTCCCCTGCTGGTCTTGTTCGGCGTCGAGCAGCGAGGCACCGGCCTCACCGCCGAGGCGTACCACGTCCCAACCAAGACCCGCGCAGGCACGGTGGGCAAGGTGGGCAAGGAGCGTTACAGGCTCCCCGCACTGGCCTTCGGCTTCAAGTTTGAGGGCCTGGAGTTGAGCCGTGCCTGAGAAGACGTATAGCTTCCAGGTCGCCACGAACATCAACCAGGGCATGTGGAAAGTAGCCGACCGGACCTTCCACGACCGGCGACTGACCATCAGTGAGCAGGAACAGGCCTGGAAGGGCGGCAACGACCTTGAGATTCTGGCTTCCGCGTTAACTTTCCTGAAGATCGAAGGGCAGGCGATCACGGTCGAGTGGCTGAAGGACAACCTGACCAGTGAGCCCAACCCGGTGCTGAGTGATATTGAATCGGCCTTTGCCTATCTGCGCGGTGGTAGTCTTGGCATTGAGCGGGCGCTGGCCGCCAAGCAGAAAGATGGCTGATGAGCGCAACTGGGGGCCGATCATGGCGATGCTCGCCCACCTGTACGGGTTCAGGCCCTGGGACGTGGCCCGCCTGACGCCTGAACAACTCGAGATGTACATCGAGAACTCGGGATTCGTTCGACTTCAGCGGGACATGCCGCAGCTCACCGCCTCGTTCGCCAAACTGGACGCCGACGCGCGGCAGAAGCTTGTGAACGACGAGGGGAAAGACCCCGATCCCAACAGCATTGACCAGCGGGCATGGCGCGTTTTCACGAAAAGCTACCGAACTGTCGAGGCTGAACCTGAGCAGGAGGCTGCCACCCCCCTTGCCAGCCTCAGCCCGGAGGCTGCTGAAGGTATCGTGCAATGGTGGGAAAGCGGTGACCTGTACAAGCTGCCAGAGGGTGGTCTGATCTGGCGCACGCAGCTTGTGGGGATTCACAAGCAGATTCAGGCGAGAGCGGCGCAATATAAGCCGGCCTCAGGCTGAGATGAGGCTTATGCTGAAGGGCATGACCCGGTTCATTCCGTCCGAGAAAACCCTGATGATTCTTCTCGGCGTAGTGCTGGGGACCATCCTGGTGGCCCTGTTCATCTTCTGGCTGGTGACCCGGCAGCCCTCAGGCCCGGCCCCGGTCGCCGAGCGGTACAACTCCATGAGCTTCGGCCTAGAGTGCCAGAAGCAGATAGAGGCCAAGCTCAAGGCCCCAGGGACAGCCAAGTTTGAGAGCCCCTGGCCTGTCCGGGGGTCGGAAGCCGAGGGATATGCCATGAGCAGCTATGTGGACGCTGAAAACAGCTTTGGCGCAACGCTCCGGCAGGGCTATACCTGCACTTACGACCCAGCGACCCGGCAGACCGTGGCCACGCTGGAATGACCTGAAGAACGAACCTCAGCCGCCCTCCGGGGCGGTTTTTTGATGCACCTAAAAGGCGGTGGACCGTGGCAGAAGGAGTCGCAGGCATTGGAGTCATCATCACTGGCAACTCTGGCCCCCTGGTGGCCGAGCTGACCCGCGTGACCTCCCAGACATACAAGGTGTCGGTGGATCTGGCAATCGCAGGCCAGTCTGCCGCGCTCCGGAGCCTGACCGATCTGAACACGTCTGCCCTGACCCTTGGGAGTAACCTCCGGGGTGTCCTGACGACCCTTCAGAGCATCAACGGCGCGGCAGGAGGTATCGGCGGGAGCCGTGCCCGTACTTCAGGCATGAATGAAGAGGCTGCCGCCATGCGTGCACTTCGCAACGAAGCCAATGCAGCGCGCAACTTTTGGCAGGCCGACCGCATGAACGACGCGCAGACAGTCGCTGGAATGCAGAAGTACAACCAGCAGGCAACTGTCATGATCGGTGTACTTGAGGGCCAGATCGCCGCTCTGAAAGCCAAAGGCGTGCTCAACGTCGTTGAGGAGAAAGAGCTTCAGAATCTCATTGCCCTCCAAAACGGCTACAGCGTCACTTTAAAGACCACAGCCTCGACGCTGAACGCCATCTCTGGGCAGATCACGAAGGGCAGTCTAGCCGCTGGCGTCTCGGCAGGTGTGCGGGACGCGGCGAACGCGGTGGCCCTGCTGAACAACCAGTACAAGGCGGGCACCATCAGCACCGCCGAGTACACCTCGGGCCTGACGGTGCAGCGCTCGGCTCTGCTGGGCAACCTCACCGCCGTCCAGCTGGAAACTGTGGCCCTACGGGAACTGGGCGTGCTCTCCGCACAGGACGCCTCACGCCTCGCCGTGCTCGTCACCGAGGAACAGCGCCTCACGGCAGCAGCGGCACAGACCACAGCGGCGCTCGAGCGGCAGGCGGCGGCGCAGCGCGCAGCAGCCGGCGCGGCCCTGGGCGTGCGCGGGGCGGGCGGCCTGAACGGCGCGGCCATTGGCCTGTCGTTCGTTGACCCGACCCTCGGGATGGCTGCTATGGCCCTTTCGATGGGTCCCGTGATCGCCGGTCTCGCGGCCATCGGCCTCGGCCTGAAGGCGTTCGGTGACGGCATCGACAAGGCGGCCATCTTCCAGCGCAGCCTCGCTCAGATCGGTGGCATCAGCGGCGAAACCGCTGAGCAGATGAATCACTACGGTGCCTACATCCAGAATCTCAGCACCATCCTCCCGGTCGCCACGCAGAAGCTGGCGGAAATGGGCCGGGAAGCGGTGATGGTAGGCCTGCACGGGCCGGAAGGCATGAAGGTCTATACCGAGAACATGGCGGCCTTCGCGGTCATCACCCGCACCGCCAACGGCGAACTCGGACACACGGCAGAGGTCGGCCAGGAGGTCGTGAAGATCCTGCGCTCGACCGGTGCCAACACCGAGGAAGTCACAGTCGGCTTCGGTCGCATGATCAACGGCCTGGTGGGGCTCAAGACCGAGAGCGGCGTGGCGATCCCACAGGTGACGGCGCTCCTGAAGTTCTGGAGTTCGCAGGGTCACGCGGTCGGATTGACCATTGAACAGATGACCGGCCTCTCGGCTGCCCTGATCCAGACCGGCGCGCGGGCACAGGGCGCGGGCGGCGCGATGGCAAAGTTCTTCGACACCGCCGAGTCTGCTGCAGCCACGGGTGGGGCGAAGCTCCAGGCCTGGGCCAACGTCATCGGCCTAAGCGCCCAGCAGACGCGGGAGCTGCTGAAGAACGACCCGATGGCCTTCCTGCAGCGCTTCGTGACCGGCGCCGAGCAGCTCGACCGGGGCGGCAAGGCGCTCAGCCTAACCCTCGGCAGCGTGAGCCTAAACAGCGCCCAGGTGCGGCGCACGATGGCCGAGCTGAACAATGCCCTGCCGCTGGTCAGTGGGAACATCAAGATCATGACCGACGCCAGCAATGACCAGGGTCTGGCCCTGAGAAAAGCAGTGGAGGCGACGAACGACTACAAAGACAAGGTGACCCTGCTCAGTCACGGCTTCGACGTGCTCAAGGTCAACATGGGCATGGCGGTGCTGCCCGGTATGACGGCAGTTCTCGGCTGGGCCTTGAACCTCAGTACGGCCCTCAAGGACGCCTCACAGGCGATGTCCGGCACGCTCGGCGCCGCGGCGGGTATCGACACCACCAAGCTCAGCGCGGCAGATGCGGCCGACGTTGAATTGACCCTGAAAGCGATTCGCCGCCTACAGACGCAGACCGACGAGGGCTCCAAGAAGCAGCTCGCAGACGCTCAGGCGCACTTAGAAGTGCTCAAGCAGATCGCGGCCGGCACCTGGAAGGGCGCAACACCCTGGGCCGCTCAGAATAGCCAACAAGCTGCCGGGCTATTCCTGCCCACTCCGGGGAACATCGTGCCCGGCGGCTCTCGCTCGGCGGTCACACAGGAACTCGGCCTGCCCGGAAGCAACCGAACTGGCACCCCGTTCGGTGGGAAGTATTTCGGCGGGCAGGTGCACAACGGCGAGGATTTCTTCGCCCCGGTCGGCACACCGCTCACCGCTGCTTTCACCGGCTTCGCCACGACCCGCTGGAGCAAGACCACCGGGCACATCATCGAACTGATCGACGCCACCGGCCAGAAGATGCTACTCGGCCACCTAAACGGCTACGCCGACGGGCTGGAGGAGGCCATCAAGAAGGCGGGCGGCAAGCTGCTGGTCAAACAGGGCCAGCTGATCGGCTACGTCGGCCAGACCGGCTCCCTCGCCCACGCTGATCTTGGCCCCGGCAATGCCCATACGCATGTCATGGGCTATGACGCCAAAGGCAACATCATCAATCCGCTCACGGCGAAGTTCCAGAATGTAGGCTCAGAGGCGCCTACACCGCCGCCGGACGAGCAGAACAAGCCCCTTTCGGCCTACGTCGCGGAGGTCGAGCGGCTCCAGGCGGCCATCGACAAGGCCGCGAAGCGTGGGAAGCCGGGCCTCAACGACTGGAAAGAGGCGAAAGACGACCTCAATGCCTTCACTGAGGCCAACAAGGACATGGTGGCGCAGGCGAACGACTGGATCAGCAGCCAGACGAAGCGCTCCAAACAGGCTCTCAAGGACATGGGCCTCTCTGATGCCGACTGGGCGAAGTACAAGGCCCGGGCGACCGAGCTGGCGGCCCTGCAGGACAAGCGGAGCACGCTTTCGCAGCCGCAGGCACTGAAGCTTGACCGCGATATGGCCTCCTTCAACTCCGATCCCGTCAAGAGCAAAGCACTAGAGTTCGCCTCACAGCAACTCAGTGACCGGAAGGCGCTGGAGGCACAGAACAAGCAGGAGGCCGACAAGGCGGCGGCCGAGTCCAGGCGTGTCTCCCAGGCCCTGAATCAGGGGCGTGTCAGTGACGCCCAGGCAGCCTTAGAGCGCCTGAAGACCATACAGCAGCAGGAACTCGACAGCGCAGGCGATAGCCAATCGAAGCGCCTTGCAGTGGTCAAGAAGACCAGCCAGCAGATATACGAAGCCGAGATGGCCGTGGCCCGCGTGACCAGGCGGGATGCTATAGCGGCAGCGAACGAGGAGAAGAATCCGGCGCTCCGCTCAGCCCAGATCGGGAGGGCGAACAGCGCCTATACCCTCACCGATCAAAAAGCACAGCTGGAACGCATCCAGGCGGTGCAGGCTGCTCAGAAGAGCGCTGATTCTGAGCATGATCAGCGCGTCAAGACGGCTGGAGAGAACCAACTGAAGGCCGATCAGGCCTTAGCAGATGGCAAATCGGCCCTCGCCAAGACCTCGGCGCAGGCAGTACTGACCGCCTATGACCTGGAGACCGCCAAGGCCGGGAGCAGCGCCAGCCAGAAGCTCCTGACCGAGCAGGCGTGGCAGAGCAAGCGCCTCGCGGCCATGAACACCCTGAGCCGGGCCGAGGCGCAGGCCAGCGTGACCAACTTGGAGCAGGAACGCAACAAGCTCGTGAACGCCGAGGGCGTCACGAAGGCCCAGCGGCAGGAACTCTGGGCGCAGTATGCCGAGCGGATCGGCAAGATCGATGCCGGGCTGACCGTGACCCTGAAGGCCAATCAGCAGACGGTCAAGACCGACCTTCAGAGGGCGAAAGACGAGCAGCTGAAGGTGGTGCAGGACAACGTGGCGAAGGTCAATGCGTCACTGGCTGACGTGCTGGCTAACCCCGGGCAGTACGGGGACGGCGCGCGCGGGCTGACCACGCCCTTTCAGGTCGGTCTGGAAGACCTGCTCAAGCTGCTCCCGACCACCGACGCCGAGGCGCAGAAATTCCTGGGCACGGTCGAGGACATGGCCCAGCAGGGGCTGATCAGCGGCAGCACCCTGGAAGCCATGAAGGCGCACGTCGCGGCGGTGGGCGTGGAGGCCCGCGTGGCGGCGGGCGAGTTCAAGGGCATTACCGACGGCGGGCGGGACGCAGCGGCGGCCAGCAGTGACCTCCGCCTCAGCATGGACACGCTCAACGAGGTGTTCCCGGCCACCCTGGCCGGGGCTGATGGCTTCGGGAAGGCTCTTGATGAGTGGGCAGCCTCCGGTGCGATCACCAACGAGATGCTGACTACCATGAAGGCCCGGCTGGATGCTCTGCGCGAGTCGCTGAGCTTCGACGCCGGGCTGGTCGAGGAGCAGGCCCGCAACGGCGCGTTCAATGACGTGTCTGACGGTGGGCGGAATCCCAAAGGGAAAGACTTCCAGCCGCTCGACCCGGCTGACCAGAACAAGAACAGCTTCGATCTCAGTGCCCTCTCCGAGACGGCCAACGCGCTGCCGTACAAGGAGTTCCAGCAGTTCCTGAAGGACATCCAGCTCTCGCAGGAAGATACCGATACCCTCACGGCCAGCTGGCGGGCCTTCAATGATCAGGTACAGGCCACGCTGGACACGGTCAACAAGAACCCGGACGACTACGCCGACGGCGCACGTGGCCTGACGCCCAAGAGTGGCAGCGCTGACGAGCTTCAGAGGCAGATTGACGAGGACCGGGCCAGAGGCGACCGTGACCTCGCTGCCCAGGCTGAGGGGGCCAAGCAGTCGGCCGAAGCTACTACCACCCTCGCCGGGGCCTATGCAGCCCTGAAGCAGGCGCAAGGCGAGACGGTCGGCAGCAATCAGGGGATGATCGACTCCCTGAACCAACTCTGGTTCGTGGCCGGTGTGGACACCAAGGCGCTCGGTGAACTGATCGGCAAACTGAAGCAACTCGACCAGCAGGCGAAGGATAAGGCCAACCTCGACGCCTTCGCCCAGGGCCTGCAGCAGATCGGAGGCACCCTCAGCCAGCTTGACGGGTTGGGTGGGCTATTCGGCAAGACGCTCTCCTCCATCGGCTCTGGGATTCAACTGTTTCAGAAGATCCCCGACCTGATGAGTAAGACCAGTTCGGCCATGAAGGGCGGTTCGATCTTCGATCTGGCCGGAGCGGCTGGTGGCTGGCTGGGCATGGCTTCCGAGGCGATCAACCTCATCGGCTCTCTGGGCGACGCGATCATGAACCTTGATCCCGGCTACCAGAAGTGGAAGAAGAACATGCTGGAGATTGCCTCCCTTGAGTCTCAGTCGGCGGGCAGCAAGAAGACCGGGCTGATCAGCAACCCCTACTACGATGCCCTTCAGGAGGACTCACAGAAGCGCCAGACGTTGGCCAACGCTGGTTTTTGGCAGAAACTGGGCTGGTCACTGTTCGGCGGAGCGCCGGAGGCCATGAGCGACGCTGCCGCCAACATGCTCTCCAAAGCCTCGACCATCTTCTCCGACCTCGGCTCCAAGCTCAGCAGCAGCCTGTCATCCAACCTCCTGAAGGCAGTCAAGTCGGGCGATTTCAGCACGATCAATGACACGCTGAAGGCAGAAATGGATGATTTCGTCACCCAGGCCGTGATTGACGAGGTGATTGCCAAATCCAACCTGACGGCACTGATCAAGCAGTACGCAGACGATTCGGCGGCCGGCCGGGATACGAGTTCTTCCCTTGCTGCCATCCGGAACGAGGAGAGCCGTATCACGGGATCAGTCTCGGCACTTTCCGGAAGCCTGCCGAGCTTCGGAAACACCCCAGGCGACAGCAGCGCCGGTACTTCGTCCGGTTCAGCGTTCGGTACACAAGCGCAAGCCATCGAGTTCACCTTGCCGTCAGTCATTTACGACGGCTTCACAGGCTTCGACGCCAGTGTGAGCCTGTTCAGTACGACCATCACGGACGCGCGGGCCATGTACCAGGAAGTGCGGCAGATGTACCAGGAAGTCGGGGTGATGTTCAAGGAAGGCCTGGGCATCAACCTGAACCTCGCGCAGGGCACCACCTCCATGCAGGCCAGCACGACCGCTGCACTGCGCTAACCCCCATCCAATCCATACGGCCGCTCCTTCGGGGGCGGCTTCTTCTTTCGGAGGTCCGAATGTTCAGTGAACTCTGGCGCTTGAAAGTCTTCGACCCCGAGGGGCTCCCGCGCTTCGTACAGGACATGGGCGAACTCAAGCTGGACGGCAGCCCTTCTTTTGAAGAGGAGGGCAACGGCAACTGCCGCGAAGCCACCTTCAGGGGCATGGTCGGCATCAACCCGCGCGACTGGGTGGACATCCAGTACACCCTGGACGGCAGCACCTGGATCACCCGCTTTTCCGGGGTCGCCACGCAGGTCCGAACCGGCTACAACCCCGACGCGGGCGGGTACAAGCTCGTCGGTGGAATCAAAAAACTAGAAGAAGCGGAGGCCCGGGAGGTCATTCAGCCCGGGAATCTCAAAGATCAGATACAGCGTTTATGGACTTCCGCTCTGACTTCAGGGCAACTGGGCAAGCAGGTTTTCCAGCCCACCATCCAGACCGACCTCGGCAGCATCGACTACACCCTCGCCAGTGTCGGGAGCGGTGTGGGCAACGGCAGCACACCGGGCACGGTGATTCAGGGCAAGGGCATCGCGCCGAACTACCAGAGTGTCGCCACCGTCCTGAAGACGGTCATTGCCCCCCGCTATCCCGGCTGTCAGGTGGCGGTCACGGCCGACCGGGCGCTGAAAGTCTGGAAGCCGACGGGCACGCTCGTTCTGGACGAGATCAACCCGGACGTGCATGTGGAGTGGACGGACGTGGACGCCGAAGAGTTGGTGACCCACGTGCGGTTCATCTTTCCCCGCGCGGTTGGTGGCACTGTCACCTACGGCAAGCTCGAGCGCGGGGCCCCGATCACCACCGCCCGCCCCGGTCAGGCGGCCACCGTCCTCGTCCCAGTAAGCAGTACGCCCAGCACCTACGGGCAAAGCATCAAGCCCCTAGCGCTGAGCAGCAGTGAGTCTCAGCATTTCACCCGCCTGAGTGGGTCCGGCGACGTGATCGTCAGCCCACTGGCCCAGTCCGGCACCGGCACCCCCACCTACACCGGAGACGACGCTGCCCTCTGGGACGGCGACACCGGCACCTCGGTCATTGTTGGCTTCACTGGCCCGGGCATCTCACAGATCAGTGTGAGCATCCCATTCAGCACCGCCCTGCCCGTCCTCGGCGTGGAGTTCGTGTCGGAAAACACCACCTGCCGCCGCTGCAGGATCACCAGTCCTTCAGGTTACGTCGATCTGACCACGCCCAGCGGCACCGGGGGCTTCTGGCTGCTCTCCGACGAGGCGCAGGCGTTCCTGGCACAGCGCACCGATACCAACCTCAACCTGTACTTCGTCCTGGACATTGCAGGCACGGCCAACGTGACGCTCCGGGCGGCCACCCTGCTCACCCCGAACGCCGACGAACTCGGCGGGGTGGCGCAGGCGGCGGCCCGGCTCCCGGCGGTGCAGGCGGGTACGGTGCGGATGCCCGGCTGGCCTGCTCCTCAGCCGTTCGTGTCCATCCAACGGCGTGATAAAGACTTCCAGCCCATTGGTCTGCCGGCCGTCATCCCCGCCGCGATCTACAAGCGGTCAGTCACCCCCGCAGGCGAACTGCAGACGGAGATCAGCATGGGCCAACGAGACACCCCGGAAGTCAGCGCGGCGGCGGCCCTCATCAAGGCCCGTGACGCGCAGGCCGCGTTGATCGCCGTCCGGGCCAGCGTATGAGCGTGTCACCGACGCCTACGGGCGTGCCGACCGGCGAGCTGTGGACGCAGCGGGTGATGACCAGCAACGGGCAAATGTGGGTGGTGAGCGACGAGACCACCAACCTTCTCACTGGCACGCGCTTCGCCAATCCCCAGGACGTGCAGGCGCAGTACAACAGTCGCCAGTACCAGACGGCGGGCAGCGGCACCGCGTGGCAGGGCGGGAACGGCCGGGCCATGCCCGCCACGCTGAACGTCCCGACCTTCGTGAAGGGCGACGATCTCGCCAGCCTCAACCGCACCACCGACAACCTCAGCCGCCTGATGCGGAACGCCAGCCGGTACTACATCGGCGCGCGCTTCGTGACGGTGCTCGGCTGCTCACAGCTCAGCCCGACCAAGGGTCGCAGCCTGACGCGCGACATCACCTTCGTCCTGAACCTCAAAGACCCCTACTGGCGCCTCAGCGACGACGACGCCAACCCCAGTCTGTTCCCGATTGAATCCGACATGGGCCTGAGTCTCTACCCGCTCGGCCTGTTCCACATCACCGACGAAGGGGCCGGCAGTTACCAGCTCGAGCCGTTGACCGGCACGGTCCTCACCGCCAACACCCTCACGTACACCGTGCGGGGCCAGAACTTCGCTTTTCAGACCCTGGAGGCCCACTATGACAGCCCTTACCTGTGAGGCGGCATGACCGCCCCGGCCCGCCCGAACGTCTTCACCACCGACGCGCCGACCGTGGAGCAGTTCAACGGCCTGAACGCCGCACTGGAGGCGCAGTTCTTCAGTAACGCCCTGGCGGCCGACGCGGCAAATCAAGTGGTGGGCACCGTGCCTACCCTGGTCACGGCGCAGGTCACGCCCGCCCTGGTGCCGCTCCAGAATGCCATCGCCAACGCCCTGAACGCCCAAGCGACCGATCCAAAGTTCGTCAGCCGCACGACTGACATGCCGGTGACTCCGACCAACACCGACCTCACCACCTATCCCGGCAACATCGTCGGCAGTCACCTGAACAGCAGTGGGGCCATTCAGCCGACGCTCTGGAACCGCACGAACGCCGTGTGGGCCGATGTGGGCCAGCCGGGGGCGACACTGGCCGACACCAACGCTGCGGCGGCCCTCGCTACGCAGGTCGGCGTGGGTACGCTGACCCTCGGCACGCCCGCCGCCCTGAGCGCCTGGGACCGCAAGGGCGCCCTATACGCCTTTGCCGATGCGTTCCGCTGGGCGTGGCAGGCGAGCGGAACCCCGAACGGCGGGACCGTCATCGCCGCGCTCAACGGCGGTGTGTGGTCGCGGGAACTGCTGGGGGCACCGATTGAAGCGGCCATGTTCGGCTTCTCCCCCCTGGCAAGTGCGGTGGCCAACACGGTCGCCCTGAACGCGGCCATGAGCGCGGCCAACGCCAGGGGTGGCGGCGAGGTGCACATCGGACCTGGGCAGTACGAACTGACCAACCCCGGCATTCGGCTGTATCCGAACGTAACGGTTCGGGGGTGTGGCCGAAATACCATCCTGCACACCTACGAAGATGTGCAGGTGTTCTACAACGTCCCGAGCGGATCGGTGGGTGACTTCGGCATCGTCATCTCCGACATGGATATTCGCCGTGACACACCACAGGCCAACACCGCGACGTACGAAATCACGATCACGGACGGCATCAACTTCAAAGCTGAGAACGTCGAGGTGTACAGCACCGACAGCATCACGCGCACGGGCCTTTCCGGGATCGCCTGCCTTGCCACCGGCACACGAACGGCCTTCATGTCACAGATTGTCCGCTGCTGGATGCGGTCTGGCAGCATCCTGATGCAGACCACCGACAGCCGGATCGAAGGCTGCTACGTGTGGGGGTTGCTCCGGCAGTTCGCCATCAAAAACGACACGGCAACGCTCAGCATCAACAACACCGATTACATCGCCTCTCCCGATAAAGGCGGCATCTGGTGTACCACGAACAGCTCCGAGATGCAGATGGACGACGATTGCCGCTGCGACGGCAGCTACGACGGCGTTCAGTCAGGCATCGGAGTCAATATCGAGGGCGGGCAGTCGCACAATGTCGGCGGCCACTTCTACCTGGCGTTCGGCTCTGCCATCAACGCGTTTCAGACCACTGGGCTGCTCATCAGGCCCGGAACGTACCGCAACGGGGGCCGGATCAACGACCCGAACCAGACAACCGGCGTCCCGCACCTCAACTATGGCGTCCCGGATATCGTGCTCGATGGCTGCACCGACTGCGTTGTGCATGTCGGAACGCACATCATCACAACTGCGCGCACCATCAACGGGCCTGTCGTTCAGGAAATCAACGGCAGCGATAGGAATGTGATTGTGGACGGCAGCTATCGAGGGAACTACTCGCAGTTCTTTATCAGAACAGGTGCCAGCACAGTGCTAGAGAGCTTGATGTCTCCGAATGGACGGGTGGACATGCAAAGCGGCACCGCGACGATCCCCGCGAATGCAACGTTCATCACCGTCCCTCACATCTTAGGCGTCATTCCGAGACGGGTGACAGTTACTCCGACGAGTGGACTCGGGGCAGCCAAATCGTTCTGGAGAAGCACCACTGATCAATACAATGTGGGTATTCGGGTGGACGCCGCGCCCGGGCAGGCCGTGACCTTCGACTGGCAGGTATTCGCATGACCGCCTTCTCGCCCCGCTTCGGCGGGGTTTGTTCTGCTCTGGAGAGACCATGACCACCACGCTCGACATCCTGCCCCGCGTGCAGCTCTACGCGGCCACCACCGCTGGCGGGCCGAAGACCGAAGTGCTCCTCTCCCAGCTCGGCGGGGGCGGCGGCAACGTCGATTTCACCGTCACCAACGGCAAGCTGGACACGCTCGGCACCTATCTGGACGGCGTGGAAAGCAAGCTGGACGCCGTTACAACCGCCCTGGGGCTTCTGGCGAAGAAGACCGACACGGTCATCACCCGCACCAACTTCCCCACCTCCACCCTGACCGGGCAGACGCTGCCCGTCAGCAGCACGGTGGTTGCCCTGACCGTCCCCGGAACCGCCACTTACGCGGAAATCGAAGTGGTGAGTGGGGCGACGAGCGGGGCGGCCGTGCGGTGGTCAAAGTCCTCCAACATCACGGCAGGACCAACAACGCGCTCACTGGCCATTGGCGACGTGCTGAAGCTGCGGGGCGCGGAGATGGTGGCCTTCCGTGCCATCCGCGATCAGGCTACGGACGCTTCACTCCACGTCGAGTACGGTGTGGACGCATGAGCGAGGTGAGCCGGAAGAAGGTCAGCGCCACCCTGTTACCAATCGGCGGGCTGGTCCCCTCGTTCGACACGGTGAATCGCCGCATCGTCCTGACCTTTGCGCAGACGGGCGTCCTGACCACCGGGATCACGGTTGAGATGAAAACCCTCACCGACGAGACCGAGACGGACGCCAACCATCCCTACCTCTGGCAGCTGTTGACGAAACGCCCGATCAGTCCGGCCAGTGTCAACTACTTCGTGCGGGACGTGCACGAGCTGGAAACCTACACCTTCCGACTGAGTACCCTCGACCCGCTGGGGAATCGGAGCGCTTACACCACAGTGACGCTCACGACACCGCAGTTCGCGCCGCAGAACCACCTGAGCCTCTGGAGCGAGGACTTCTCGCAGACCTCGCAGGGCATCTGGGCACTGGATTCTGGCGTGACCATAGCAGCCGCCAGCGGAGGCGGGCAGCTGATCACGCTTGGCGCGGCCAACAAAGCCGTCACGCAGGCCGTGCCGTCCGACCCATTGGGCAGTAAGACCTACACGCTTAGAACGATGGTACGGGCAGCGGTGGCGGGGGATGTGGGCAAGACCATCAACGTCTTCCTGAACAGCCCGAACGACGGGGGTGGCACGAACAACAAGCTGATCGCGCTCACGGCGTCCGATCAGGTAGTTGACCACGAGGTCACGTTCGGGTCCGGATTCAGCGGACGCTACGTGAATATCGGTATCAGCAGCGGCAACAGCGCAAGTGCCACGCAGGTCATTGCCACACGGCAACAGCTGCACGCCGGAGCCGCTGCGAGTGCCCCGGCCTACGAGAAGACCTCGGGCATCGGTAGCACCTGGCAGCAGGCCTGCTACATGGACAACGGGCGCTGGTGGTATGCCCTCGCGTCCACCGGCTACGGTGGCTGGCACCGGAGCATGGTCAACGGCGTGCACGTCATCCACATGGCCGGCAACGCCCCCGGCACGCTCAACCTCCAAGCCGCCCGGACAGTCAGCCGCTCCGGCGACCACATCAAGTTCGAGTACGCCGGCAGTTACCGCCTGATCTGCAACAACCACCGCGCCCGAGGCCTGCATCCCCTGGCAAACAACCTCACGCGGGGCCGCTTCGTCAACGGGGATTTCCTCTACCGGTTCGAGGTCACGAACTCCTGGATTGACCACACCAGCGGCAACTCGACCCAGTATTTCCTCGGCACGGGCGGCACCGATACGGTGAAGCTCCTGAGCAACCGGATCATGGACACCGACGGGCGGCGCACCACAGCGGCCGGTGGATACGTGCTGAGCCCGTACAGCGACCTCCAGAACCTCCCGGGCGGGCAAGTGGTCGGGTACACCGCTGTGAGCAACTTGCGCTGCGGTGGCCTGAGCAACGCCAACAAGTACCTCGACGGCATGGAGATCGCATACAACGAGCTGTTCCAACGCCCTGGGTTCGGCCGGGTGGAGGACGCCTGGAATCTCAGCGGCTTCTCCGGCACAGCTGCCAGCCCGATCCGCGTTCACCACAATTTGGTTCAGCGCCTTGCATGGGACTTCCGCTGGTTTGCCGATGCCAACCGCCTGAGCCGCACCTACAGCACTGGGCGGATCGGCGACCCGGGCGACAGTTGGTACAACGACAGCAGCCTGTATGACAGCGGGACTGGCGGCATCCCGGTAGACAGCAGCCTGCACGAGTGGGATTTCAACAGGAACGGGAAAAACATCCTGGTCTACTCCAATGTGCTGCTCGGGGTCGGCTCGATCATCAGCCTGCTGGACGGGCGGAACGTACTGGTTCGGAACAACCGCCACATCGCGTCCGGGAATCTCCCTGGCCTGAGCGTACCCGTGGTCGGTGGCGGACGTGTGGGCGGCGTGCAGACCACGCGCTACCGCCAGGGGCAGGTGACACTGACGGCAAACGCAGCGGCCAATGCCACCAGCCTCGCGCTGACCTCGGACCTCACCGATGCCTTCTGGTCGGCGACCGCCTACAAACAGTTTCAATTCTCGAACGGCGTGCAATTTAACTTCGGTTACAACGGCACCAAACCCAGCGCCACGTCGGCCAGCATCTACAACGTGCAGGGCAATGTGCCGGTAGGCAGCACGGCGGTCATCGCCACTGGCATGTGCTACGCCACCATCACGGTCACGGGCACGGCGCTGACCAGCTCAAGTAGCACCATGACCTACAGTTCGGTCATTACCAGCGGATACCGCTCCGGCGGCTTCATCGTCTTCACCAACGGGGTAACGGCAACCCTCACCGCCGATACCGTTTTTGCTGACAGCAACACCCTGACCGTCTCTGCACTCTCGGGCGCAGTTCCCAGTGGCGCCAAGGGCGACTACTTTGATGGCTACTTCAGTGGCAATGCCGTCGCTGAGGGTGAGTTCCGCGTCCCGATGCCCCTGGCCTACCTGACGGGTCCGATCTCCTCCGGTGCACTGGACGCCACGACGAGCCGAGACAACCTGACCCCCGGCGCCAGCACCTACGCCGACGAACTGAACGCCTACGCCGATTGGCAGGCACTGATGATGGCCTTCGGCAAGGTCGCTGGCCCACTCGTCGCCTGAGCCCCACAGCATCAACCCCCGCAGTGCGCCTGCGGGGGTGAGTCATCTTACGCGCCCGGAGACGGCTATGAAATACCTCTTGCTTCTCGCCCTGCTGTCCGGGGCCTCCTCCGCCGTCACGTCCACCGCAACCTCCCCCTCGATCTGCCACGTGGTCGCCACTTGGCGCCCCCTCGCCTGGTCGGAGCGCATCAGCGGCGACCCCACACAGGCCTTCCGTGCCGTGACTCTGAGAGCCACCACATGCCCACCCCCCGCCCAGGCCCGAATCATCTTCAGCACCGAGACGGGCCGGCGCCCGGTGGTGGACTCGATCTTCCTCGGGGCCGGCGCCCCTCTGAACGTCGTGCTCTCCGGCGTGCCCTGGTGGTGGGAGCCGGAGTTCCTCAGCGCCTCCGGGAAGGCCGCCTATCCAATCCCCTACACCAGAGAACCATGAGGTACACCAATGCAAGAAAAGCTCGTCTTCGCCGCCGCCTTGACCGCCAGCACCGGGGGGATGCTGGCCGGCGCCGACTGGGGGGCCATCGCTTGGGCAGCCTCCTGGGCGGCGCTGATCTCGTTCGCCCAGACCAAGAAGGACCGGGACGCCCAGGCACTCGCAGGGCTAAAACTCACGCCGATCTCGGCCATTCTCCCCGAGGTCATCCTCGGTACCGCACTCGGTCTCGGTCTCTCCCTGGGCGGCCCGGAAATCTGGCCGGCCGTGCTGGGCAACTTGGCCGCCGTGACGATGCTGGCGATGCTCGGCGGGTACATGGGCGGCCCTGGCTGGGCCTTCCTGGGGCAGCTCTCCATGCGGTACGTCAGCAAGCGTTCGGGGGTGAGTGACGATGGCGACAAAGCAGGTTAAGGACTTCATGCGGGTGCAGGCGCCGCTCTGGAAACAACGCTGGCGCTGGTGGCACACTCTGTTGCTCCTGGCATACGGCGGCATGATCGCCGCCACATTCATTCTCGGCCCGCTGGTAGCCGAATACGGGGAGGCAGAGGTGGCCGGCCGGGTGTGGTTCGTGCGCCTGCGCCTTGCTGTGATCGGTCTGATCGCCGTGAGCGTGTTTGTGTTCCGGGGCCTGCCCTGGTGGCGCACCACTGGCTACATGCTCATGGCCTTCGGGATTCTGATGAACATTGCCCGCAACGAGTGGAGTACCAAGAGTCCACTAACCCTGAGCTTCGCCTTCCTACTTTTCGGGCTGGTGGTCGTAATTCTTGGCGTGGCCTTGCAGCCAAATCACCGGGTGCGGTGTGCGCAGCTGATAGCTGAGAACGACCAACTGCGGAGCGAGATTCACGAGTTGAGAACAGCACAACTTGGAGGCAGCCAATGAACATCAACCAGAGACCTGCCAGTCCGCACAACTATCAAAAGGGTCGGGGCGGCCATATCCCAGTGAAGATCGTCATCCACGTGGAGGATGGAAGCCGGGAGGGTACTGCCAGCTGGTTCGCCAATCCCGCCAGCAACGTCAGCGCCCACTACGGAGTGAACTCCGACGGAAGCATTGACCAGTTTGTGCAGGAGACCGATACGGCTTTTCAGGCCGGCAACTTCGCTGTGAATCAGAGCAGCATCGGCGTAGAGCATGAGGGCCGGCCTGCTGCTGGCCCGTGGGTGCCCACCAATGAGCAGCTGATTGCCAGCGCCGCGCTTGTGGCCGACATTTGCAAGCGCTATGGGATTCGCCCCGGCCCAGACACGATCATCCCTCACAGCAGCATCAACCCTGCCCACCGCTGCCCCGGCCCGACGTGGCCCTGGGCAAAATACCGTCAGATGGTGGCGGACAACCTTGCTCCTCAGTCACTGCCGGCGCATACCGCAACCCCGGCAGATAAGAGAACCCTCCGGCTGTTTGACCCATCTACGAATGAGCAGATGGGCACGGCGACCTTAATTGTTGGCACTGACAAGGCATACGTGGTGCCGAAGTCATGACAAAGCCAAATCCACTTCTGGAGGTGCTGAGAAAGCAGTTGATCTCTGTCCCTGTCACCCGTGAGACCAAGTTCTACCGCGACTCGGAGGGCAACCTGAGAATCCGCATCCCGCCCAGCAAGCAAAACTAGCAGCCCTGCCTTTTGAGCGCCCTGCCACCGTGCGGGCGCTCTTTCGCATTCCGAAGGAGCAGCACATGACCAAATACAAGAGCTTACTCGCCAGCAAGACCTTCTGGGCCTCACTGATCGCCGCCCTGGTCGGCATTTACAACATCGTTGCCCCCGGTCAGAAGTGGCCCGCCATCCCCAACGAGGTCTTCGCCGTGCTCGGCGCCTTTGGCCTCTGGGGGGTGCGAACTGCTGACAGCACCATCCTCACCCCTGGCAAGACCGCGCCCACCGCACCTGACAACGTAGTGCCCTCTAAAGGAGGCTTGGAGTGATCTTCACCGACCTGCTCGACCGCCTGAAGCGTGGCGTGACCGACCCACACACCCTGACCCTCGTCCTGCAACTCGTCACCGGCCTGTCAGACGGCGACCTGCGCCTACCCGCCGAGACACGCTTGGAACTCCAGGCCGAACTCGACAAGCTGACTGGAGGGCTGCTGTGAAGCGCCTGCTGATTCTGTCTGTGCTGGCCCTCTCGTCCTGTGCGCCCCTGTTGAGTGCCGTGCAGGGGGATGACGCCACCCTCACCCGCGATACCGGCAGCGTGGTCTTCACAGCCGGCAAGACGAACGCGGAGGACGTGGCCGTATACCTCTCTGGCCCGGGACTGACCGTCAGTGGCGAAGGGGTCGCATGCAAGGTCGTGTCCTCTGGCATTGGCTGCGCCCTGGGCACTGTCCCGGCCGGCAAGCGGTTTCGCTTGATCGTCAATGCCTCGCCCAAGAGTGGCAACGCCTCGTTCTATCGCCCTGGGTCAGCCCGCCCGGTCCTCACCCCACTGCAGTAAGGAGCCCCCGTTCCTCGCCTTGGGGTAACGGACAACACGCGCCGTCTGTTTCTCTGCCCGCCTCTCCGGCGGGCTTTTTCTTTGCCTCGAAGGAGCCTCTATGCCCTACAACCCGAACGACGGCCTGCCCGATAACCAGCCGGCAGACGCCACCGACATCCTCGGCCTCGGCAAGGCCCTCACCTACCTCTTCGACCCGAGCCTGAGTGGGGTCTCCAAGCTGCGCCCGATGACACCCGCTGACCTGGCCGGGGCTGGCTCCGGCTCTGGGGTGGCCGCCCCCGGCACGGGCACCATCCTCGGCCAGAGTTCTGGCACCATCGACGCCACCTCCCGGCAACTGCCCAGCGTGCCCGCTGGTAGTGGCTATGCCCGGCTGCAGCTGCACGGGGCCGGCATCTCCGGTCGGTACGACGGGGCGACCGCCACCAAAGCCGCCGATGAGGAGCTGTACGACGCGGGCGGCACACTCGAGCTGCTGAACGCGGCGGAGATCGCCGGCTTCCGGTACATCTCTCAGGGCGGCACCGGCAGTTACAGCGTGATCTACAGGAGCAACTGATGCGCTTCACACCGAAGCTCCCTCAGCTCCTGGTGGACGGCAGCAGGGCCGTCCGGGCGGGGGTCAGTGACAATGCTCCTGCGCTGCAGGCCCTGGTGGACACCACCGCTGCCGCTGGCGGAGGGCTGATTCAACTCCCGAATGGCGCTTTCAACTTCCTGTCGGGTGTCAACTGGCGCTCCAAGGTCGGGCTGATCGGCTCCGGCGCCACGGTGCTTCTCCCGCAGGGGCAGTTCAGCGGTGGTGTGATCCAGCAGCTGTCCAACGGCCCGATCACGGCCGGGCCCACCGCGCTCGCCACCGCTGTCCCGCTGACCGATTGCCTGTTCGAGCGCTTCGAGATCGACGGCAGCGGGTACACCAACACCACGAGCAGCATCTCCTCGAAGGGCATGTTCATCATCTACATGCAGCGCGCCATCTTCCGGAACCTGTACATCCACCACTGCATCGGCACCGGCCTCGGCTGCGACTTCCTCGACGACACCCTGATCGACGGTGTGATCGCGCACAACAACGGACGCCTGTGGAGCACCAGTACCGTCTTCGGCGGTCAGTCAGGCATCGGCATCGGGACCGGCTGGAAAGGCGTGGAGACCGTCACGATCAGCAACTGTCACACCAACAACAACGGCAACTACGGCGTGTTCGTGGAGACCCAGGAAGGCACCTCGCAGACCATGTACCCCCGTGGCGCCCGCATGGTCGCCAACTACGCCGAGGCCAACCGGATCGGGTTCGGCAACAAGGGGTCGGGCGGGACCACCTTCAGTGCCTGCGAAGCGCAGGCCAACGTGGACGGCTTCGTCCTCAACGGCCTCGCCATTGACGACCTGCTCACCGGGTGCATCAGTGAGAACAACACCCGGCACGGTCTGTACATCCCCAACCACCAGGGCACCGTGCAGGTGGCCGGGGGGCGCTTCCGGAAGAACACCGGGGTGGGCATCCGCGCCGACAACCAGGCGAGCATGAAGGGGTTCCACGTGACAGGCGCCCAGGTCAGCCGCAACGGCCTGCAGGGCGTGGTGCTGGGCGGCGGCATCGAGAACTACAGTGTCAAGGCCAGCACCGTGCAGGACAACGGGCAGCTCCAGACGAGCGGCTCACGGGCCGGCATCCTCCTGGGCGGCACCATGACTTCCGGTGAGATCAAGGGCAACCGCATCGGCAACTCCTCGGGTGGCACCACGCAGACCGAACCGGTCGCCGGCAGCAGCCTGACCGGCACGGGGCTCACCATCAGCAACAACGATCTGCAGGGGAACACCTCCAGCATCGGGACGCTCTTTGCCGGTCTCGGAAATGTCACGGGCGCGACCATCGCCAACAACCCGGGATACAACGATCTCGACGCGCCGACCGTGCTGACCGCCGGGGCCTCCCCCTGGGCGTACACCAACGGCCAGAGCCCGTCCCAGCTGTACCTGATCGGGGCGGGCATCACCGTCCAGATCGGCACGCAGAACGTCACCAGCGGCGCGAGCAGCGCCCAGCTGACGTTGCCGGCCAACAAGACGGTGACGATCACCTACACCACCATGACGGCGGCCAAGGTCATGCGCATCTAAACGCGCCGTTCGATGGTTGGCATCCGAAGGACTACGCCCCTGGCCCCGCTTCGTGCGGTGTGCCAGGGGCGGTTTTTTGCGTCTCGATTCACTGAATCCGCCGTCGCCTCCGGTACGCCTCAGCACCTGCCGCAGCTGGGGCCGGGCGACGGGCCGCAGTCACTGGTCTAGCCTTTTGATGACATACATCTGCTCCCACCCTTCGCCCAAGAAGGCCGTGAGCATGGTTTGCCCAGCTTGTCGGCCAACTTGCATGTCTCTGAGCCGCGCCACTGCGACCTCGTACTCAATAGGGTCAAGGGGTACGGGCGGCTGGAAGCTGAGGTTGATTGTCATCGAGAGGTGCACTTGACCATCCGGGCTGAGCTTGCTTGTGATTTCGCCGGACGTAACGGTTTGGACTTTTCCTCTGCTCTCACCTTCCCCCGCCCCGCTCATGACCCGGCCTCCCGCTCGGCCTCGGCCAGGGCAGCGCGGAGAGCCACAGTATCCAGGGCGTGCAGCCGTTCAACGGCAGGGTTGTACCGCTGAACGTCGATCTTACCGAACTCAAATACGCCTGTTGGATCCTGAGCGCAGGTATCCAGCGCGGCCTGCCATTCCCTATGGGCCTCTGCCACTTCCAGCGCAAGTTGAGCGGCTTCTCTCAGCGTCTCCGCCGGGGCGCTCGGGGCCGGGGCGGGTGCCAGCGCGAGGAGACGGAGGAGAGGCTGAAGCCGTTCAAGTGTGGCGAACGACCAGAAGGCTTGTTCTGCGTTCGCGCTTTCAATGTAGCCTTCCGCGAAGTCAGTTTTGCTGGCGTGCCAGTAGTCTGTCTGCAGGGCATAACCTGCGCGCCTGTACTTGCTTTGCGCCTGCAGGAGTGTAATGAGCAGCTGCACGACTTCCAGTGCCTCAGCCGAGGCCTGCGCGGCGGGGCGCTCCGGGGCGGTCATCGGGAGACCTCGGAGGTCCAACTCGGGGTGCCAGGGATGTTCTGGAATCCAATTGCCCATCGATCAGGGAACTGCTTCCCGCCCCCCTTACGCTGCCGCCCAATCTCTATCTGGTGCTCACCGATGAGCGGCAGCCGGTTCACTTCCCGGTCAAGCCCGCCACGGGTCCGGACGGTCAGAAAGTTCCCGGAGCCCATTGAGCGTACGCCAAGCCACGGGTTGTTCAGAAAGTGCCGCTTCTCCCAGGGGACAGCGTCATTCGGCACCCATCGCCCATTGACATGCCGATGGCTACTGCTGCTGACAACGATTCGGTGCAACCGGTGCTTATACATCCTGCCCTCCCTCTTCCCCCGCATTCCAAGGCCATTGGGCCGTGATGACCATCTCGTTCGGGTCAAGCATCATGTTGCTGACAGGGTCACAGATACCCATGATTTGCCCCGTCACGGCTTCCCAAGAAACGATCTCGTAGGCACAGGGGCGCGGCTTTCCCCTCTTCATTGCGTCCCACGCGGCCGCCATGAATGGCATGTATCCCAAGTAGCTCATTCCGATCCCTCCTCTGGCCATTTGCACACAGAGGGCATGACACCCGTACCATACTTGTCAAATTCAATTGCGCGGCGGCACGATACTTTCTTATATATAATTCCTAACGTCTCACACCCGTAACGCCTAGCAGTCTTATTTTCTGTATGAAAAACGATGATACGGTTTTCCTTATTATCAATTTCCGAAACAATGTATGCTTTGAGTCGAGAAGTGTAGGTAATTCTCTCTGAAAACCTACAGATGATGCATGCTCTTCTGCCCCGCTTATCTATGCGCAGGTTCTCACCAATCAGAGCATGCCCCCGTATGCAGTGCGTCTTGCGGGCATTAATAGCGGTCCCGCTCTGCCCACGCATTACATTCTCAACATTAGTCACTGGTTCGAGATGATTAGGATTGACACAACCCCGGTTCCTGCACAAGTGGTCAATTACCATGCCTTCCGGAATCTTGCCATTCGCAAGTTCATAAGCAAATCTGTGGGCTGGGTAGCTACGCCTATGGGAGATATAAAAGCTGCCATAGCCTTTGGCAGTGCCAGCCTTCCACTGCCAGCACTCATCCGGGCCACCCTTGTTGACTTTGCCCCAAAACCGCTCCAGGATTTGCGGAGAAAAAACAGCGTCCACCATAGAGACCTCTCTTGGTGGACTGGTATTGAAATTGGCGACGTTGGGCAAGTCGTGTAGACTCACCTCGGACTCCATACCAGTCCCACGTTCGGGGGTGTTAGCGCACCGCTCGAACACTGTTATTTTAGCACTGGGAGCGGGAAAAGTCATGATTCACCACCACTCGCTCCGGCGTCCGGCCCCGCAGCCAAGGCGGCAAGCAGGTGCTGTGCCTCATACGGATTGACCCAGAGCGCGTCGTCTCCTTCCACAGAGTGAGCAGTTCTGGCGGCCAGCACAGCCATGACCCCCGCGTGTTCGTCTGTCTCTCGCAACTCTCGCCCGGCACGAATGGCCCTGAGATGATCGTTTTGCAGGGTTGTCACCCGTTCCCTGAGCCGCTCCACTTCCTTCTCCAACGCCTCCGCGCGGGCTTCGGCGGCGAGGCGTGCGGACTCAGCTGCACGAAGGGCCAGGGCTGCAGCTCTCAACCGACCACGGGCGAACGGAACGACCAACCCGAAGGCAGAAATCCCCATCAGGTCGTCTGCAAGATTGCGGTCCTGGGCGTTGATACCGTCGAGGTAATCCGGATCGGTGTGATCTGTGTTTTTGACATCGCCTCGCAGCAAGCGCAGTTCTCTCAGCAGGCGCTGGTTCACTATCCCGGCAAGAACCTGTCCGCCTTCCCGCTCATGCGTCAGCTCGGGCTGGGCGGTCATGGCTGCACCACCGGGGGGAGGGAGACGAGTGCAAGGTCGCTGCGCCAGAATGCCCAGGCGCAGGCTTTATCTGGCTGCCAGACGGCGTACATCCCACTGCCCGTCAGCCGCTCCACCTCGCAGATCTGACCGATCATGGCCTGGATTGGCGGGACAGCATGGGCAGCGGCACTTGAGAGGACACGCACCAAACTGCCAGCTGGGAGTTCACCGTGCTCGGGCGCCTCCCCGCGAAGTTCTCTCAGCTCCCCTTCAGCCCGCTCCAGCCGCGTCCGTAGCTCGGCGTTGGCGGCGGCCTGAGCACGGAGATCGGATGGCGAGAACTTGAAGAGTTGGTCAAGCAACTGGTTCGCCTCAGCAGAGTCATCAGAGGGGTTCGCCTCGAACTCGCGCTGCATTTCAATAATCCTCGCCAGCAGCTTGAGCGGCTGCTCCTGCGCCTCGCCCCGGCTCACGCGGGCTTCCTCTTGAGCAGCGAGAGGCGAGGCACGACGATCACGCGCTCCATGTTCGTTCCGGGCCTCCGCACGGCCAGCTGTGAGAACCCCTGCCCGGCCAGCTCGGAGAGAATCTGCGTGATCTGTAGGCTCTCCCGCACACACTCGGCCATGCTGCTGTACTGGCCTTCCTCGGTCATTTCTTCCAGCGTCTTGAAGCTGCGCTCATCGAAGGTGAAGGCCACTCGTTTCGTCTTCAGTCCCATCTCGTCGTCTCCTCTCTGCTGCGCTGGGCCTCGGCGTGGGCCGGAGTCGGGTGGGGGTTACTGGGCGGGGTCAATTAATCTTTAGAACGGCCTTCCAGAAATGCGCTGTCAAAATGCGAGCAGCCTTCAGTGCAACAAAGACCGAAGGCCCAAACCCAGCGGCCCTCTCGAAAGCGGGAAGCCGAAGCTGTGTGTCTATGGCAGCCAACGCAGTAATCAAACTCCGAGCTTCCAAACCACATGGGGATGCCAAGAGGGTGCGGGGCTTTCCAGCGAATCACGCGAGCCGCCACACGACCGCCCCGTGCTCTTTTCCGTCGGCAACGATCTTCCCGTCGGCCTTGAGCCGCATGACCTGCCGATAGGCCTTGTCATACCCGTTGGCAACCTGCAAGCGATAGCCCAGAGAGGCAGTGGTGGCCGGGCTCTCTGCTAGCCGGGCCAGGATGACCGCGCGGATAGCCTCTGGAGTCATGCCACCAGCCCGTAGACGACGCTCGGCAGGGTGGCACGACCCATCTGAGCGCAGGCGTAAGACCAGACCTGCGCAGCATCCGCAGCACTCAGGCCTGCGAGGGAGGCGACGGGGCGGCCCAGCACTTCGGTTGCCAGCTGGTAATGCGCCCCGTTGCGGGTGTAGCCGAGGCGGAAGAGGTCTTTGTGCAGACGGGAGGCAACGGCCTTCCCGATCACGGCCGCTTCCAGCTCACTGCGCTCGGTCTCGGTCAGGGTGCCCTGCGAGCGCGCCAGCATCAGCAGGTCACGCGCGTCATCCAGCTCGACGGCCAGCCCGCCGATGAGGGCGGTGTAGCTGTCGGTGGTCTTAGTCAGGTGGATGGTGAACGTCTTGACCTCCCGAATCGTGCCGCAGTCGTTAAACAGGACTTCGGCCTTGAAGGTGCGGGTGCTGCCGGGGCGGGGGGTGGTAAAGTGGGTCATGGCTTCCTCCTAGGGGGCTTAGAGCGTGGATTTCCTGGCCGGGAGACACGCTCTTTTTGCTGTCCTAAGTGTAGCAGGGTGTATCACTTATATCAAGGTGCAGCACCTTGCTACGTTATGCTACACTAGGGGCGGAGGTGATACGTTTGATCGTTATGCCAAGCTCAAAAAAGCTCGCCAGCCTACGCCTCGATGAATCCGTCCTAGACGACATAGACGACGTGATGACACGGTTCTATCGCCAAATGGGAGGCATTGCGCCTAGCCGTAACGTGCAGATGGAGGCGTGGATTCTGGAGGGCTTAGAAAGGATGAAAGACAAAACGCAAGCACCGAAAGGGCAGGAATGACAACGAGTCCACTTCATATCGTCCCATTCAGCAAAATCAAGCCGGGGTGGAGTGAGTTCCTCGGACTCGGCGGCATCTATGGAATACGGCATACAGAGAGTCACAGCGTCTACGTAGGAATGACAAACTCCCTCAGCGCACGCCTACTTGGGCACGTTGGCTCAATGCTCAAGGGAAAGCACCATAATCTTCCGCTGGCCGCCGCAGTAAAGAAATATGGGACCGGTGCTTTTCATTTTGAGATACTGGAGATTGTAGACAGTTCAATATCTAGATTTGAAATGCACAGGAAAGAGTGTGAATGGGTGGCAAGCGAGCTAGGCCGTAATCATGTCTACAACGGCATAAACGATCTTCCAGCTAACAAAATAGCTTGGGATGCGTCCTTAGATGTTAGATTTCCAGACGCTGACACATTTCAGAGATTTGCCAGTCTGAGCGCAATTGAGCGAGGCAAATTGATTGCTGCCGCTCTCCCGGTGGCCCCCGCGAGTGCCGAGGCGGAAGCATGAGCGGCACGGCGAAGATCAGGGGCCTAACACTACGCCACCCTTGGGCATGGGCAATAGACCGCCTCGGCAAGCGCGTAGAGAACCGCTCTTGGCATCCCTCCAAGGCGGGCCTTGCCGTCGGTGATCACCTCGCCATTCACGGCGGGCGGTTCGACGGCTCACGCGCCTACAAGCGCGAGATTGACGAGGCGCTGCACTGGATTGCTGACGGCCCGTTCTGTCATGACCACGCGCCGCGCGAGGCGATAGCGATACTGGCAGGGGCAGAGTGGGGCAGTGATGCGTTCTATCAGGCAGTGACGCCGCAGGGCATCGTGGGCGTGGGTCAGCTCAGCAGCGTCATCAACCCCGGCAGCATCACCGATGATCTCTGGTACATGGGCGAGTACGGGTGGCAACTCGGTCGGTATGTCTCCATGCAACCTGTCGTGCCCCACAAGGGTGCTCAGGGGTGTTGGAATCTTGAGCCTGAGGCACTGAGCGAGGTCCGGGTCCGTTATCGGAAGGCCCTGTTGAGTCAGAAGGAAGCAGCATGAGCTACGCCGATTTGAGGCAGGCGGCAAACCGGGAGCTGGTCAAGATTCTCTCCGAGTTGGTCGAGTCCCACCCTGACCTGCGCTTCGGCCAGTTGCTCATGACGCAGGGCTTTCTGGAGAGCTACACCACAGGCAACCAGTTCGACTCCGACACGCACATCCAAGACCCGTTCAACGAGGAGCCCATGACCACGCTCAAGCGAGTGGAGGAAAAGGTGACGCGCCCATGAGCCTCCGTATCAGCCGTATCCCCGAACAGACCTACGTGCTGCTCCAGAACACCGAGACGGGCGAGTTGCACGCCGGGCACAACCACGGCTACTGCGGCCTCTCTCTGGTGGACGTGACGTTAGAGCAGGTGGCCGCCGCCGCTGATCTGGTCGCACTGGTCAGCATGGGCGGGCAGCAATATGACGGCGGGTGTCTGGAGGCGTATCAGGAGCCAGCGTACCGACGGGTCGAACTGAGTGAGTTCAAGTGCCGAGAGGCTAGGGAGAGCGCATGAGCCGACTTCCAATCCATGATTTCAGAATCAGGGAAAACTACGACCCTTGGGTATCCGGATACTCCACACTGCTGATTCCAGCGGGGCCCACCTACACCCTCACGGCCTCCTGCACGCTTACCCGGCCCTACGATCAAGAGCCTCTGCCCGCCCCTTTCGTAAGGGATGAATCCGGGATTGAGTGGGAGACGGAAATCAGCCCGGGCGAGATCAATTTCTGGCAACACCCCACCGCACCCGTCAAAGGCTGGGAGGAAAAGATGCACATTCATCTCCGAGCGCGCTGCTCGAACAGCCAAGCACAACAGGCATACAGGAACCTGAAGCGCGGCTGGCTTGATCTGACATCCGCCCTCTCCCCCACTGAGGCCGGAGCATGAGCAGCGAGGCTCAGAACCGGGCAGCGGTCAAGAAGGCCATGAAAGCCGGAGCCAAGACCACGCAGGAGATCAAGCGAGCCACCGGACTACAGGGCCTCGCAGTCGTCACCGCCATGATTCAGCTGGCGAAGAAGAAAGTGGGAGCGTGACCCAAGTGTTAAAGATTCCCCCCGAGGCAACCAACAGCTTTAAAGACTTCATGGCAAAACCGGTCGGAGAGGTTCTGACCACATATGTCCCGGGCGGTGGCTACTCAGCCTGGGGCGGCGCATTGATCGAGGCCTCGATTCTGAAAACTGACACAGAGCTTTCGCTGAATGGGCAAGTGCGCCGAGTACGCGTAGAAGCAGAGGACACCCTAATAGATCAGTCGGTCGCCATCTACCGCATCCGTCTGATTCTCTCCCACTAGCCCTCTCCTCTCCCCCGCCCTGGCCCACGCTGGGGCGTCTTCTTTTGGATTCCGAAAGAGCCTATACTTAGAGCCTCTAGGCACAACTGATAAAGCGTCAACCTCCTTGATCGGTCTCCGACCTCGGGGGGCTTTTCAGTTCTTGCCGCCCAGCCACGCCTGCATGGCGCTCCAGCCCCCGCTGCCGTACGCGTCTGCCCCTTCCCCACCTCGGAGCCTGCGCCACTGCCAGACGCCGTTCTCAACCGTCATGGTCACGCCTTCCCCGTCGCTGCGGTGCGCGTGGTAGAGCTGACGCTCCTGCGCCTCGGTTGGGATGTTCGGGAGGCGGCGGCCTGGGAGGAAGTCGGTCATGGGAACAGGCTAGAGCAAAGAGAAGCCCCAGCGGGACTGTCATCCGCTGGGGCTCTGGCCGGGTCAACCCAAGACAGTGTGGCTGAGGGCTGCTCTATGGGGGAAGGGCCTGACAGAACTTCCCGGGTGAATCCTACGACCCGAACGGGCGGGGCTCAGATTCATCAACAGCTTACCACCTCAACGCCTCATTTACTTATTTACGCCGCCGCTTAGGTAAGCGCTCACTCACCCGCTCAGCTAAGTCACTGCTCACCTGCAACTCGGCCATGAGCGCCCTCATCACGTCCACCTTGCTCACTTTCCGGCGCATGGCGTACAGCGTTAGGAACTCAAACTGGGCATCATCCAGATCGACAGACAGGCGCGTGGTCTGGGCCTCACTGGGCATCTCAGTAGGTATCGGCTGAGGCTCACTAGGGATACCCGCTGACGGCTCAAGCCTCTCCACCGGAGCAGGGGTGGAGGCGAGGCGGTGAAGCATGGTGCTGGGCTTGCTGGCCTTACCTGCCATCACAGCTCTCCATACACGGCGTCGTACTCAGTGCCCGCATCCGGCACGGTGCCGTAGCTGTTGCTGAACTGCTCACGCAGGGGAATCTCCGTATCCAACACCGGGTAGCTCAACTCCTCAAGGGTAGAACGGGCCAGCTTGGCGCTGTTTGTGCCTTTCCTGACCCGCGTGAGGAGCACCACGAACCCCACAGGGTTGATCGGCTCGACCTCCTGCAGCAGGGCCAGGGTGGACGAGAGGCGAGCGACCTCGACCGTAGCCGGGGAGAGCGGAATGATGGCCGTGTCCACTGCGAGCAGGGCAGAGCGCACGATGTCCGGGTAGCCAGGCGGCGTGTCCACAATGATGTGATCATAGCCTTCCTGTTGAATCAGCCGCTTCTGCAGATCGCGCACCGGCAGGCTGATGACCGTGAAGGGCAGGCCTGCCCCCTCACCCTGCCATGCCTCCTCACTCCACCCGAGGGCCGAGCCTTGCGGGTCAGCGTCCACCAACAGTACGCGCGCCCCCGTGCGGCTCAGGCTGGCCGCCAAGTACATGCTGGTGGTCGTTTTGGATGCCCCACCCTTCAGATTGACAACGGCGATCTTCATGGGCAGCAGCTTAACCGATCAAATGGGCGGGTGAGCAACAGGGCAAATGAGGCGGTGAGCAGAAGCGTATTTACTTAAATGAGGTAAAGCGTATTTACTTAAGGTAACAGTAGCGGGGGTCATCCGGAAGGGTGGCCTCAACTCGTTTCTGGTGTACTATCCAGAGTATGTGAGCTAATTCGTAGTCGGCAAAAGGGGACGTATCCGCCCCAAAAGAAAGAACCCAACCCGGCAAGGTTGGATTCCACTTTCAAGAGTTCGGTTTATCCTGCGTCTTCGCACACACAGGTTACACCGGGCAAGTGAGGTATTGCAAGATGCACCGGAACCCCGCTCCAAACTTGTATGAGATCGCTGCTCAGAACCTGCTCGCCGCTGGCATCACTGACGTTGACCGGGCCTATGCCTTTTACTTCAACTTGCCACCCCGGACCGTGCGCCGAATCTTTGAGCGCTGTCAGTGCCTAATGGGTAATGTCTTGACTTCAGGGTCAAAAGAAAAAACATACCCATTAGGCACTACCGAAATGACCGACCTGACGGCGGCGGCGAAGGAGGCCGGCATCCCAGCGAAGGTGGCATTGAGCGCCGTACTGCGGTTCGGGAATCCGGTCGAGCGGGTGCGGGAGGTGCTGCGGGACATCCGGGCATTGATCGTGTATCAGTGCGCGCCGAGGAATGCGCCGGGGCTGTTCGTGAGCCTGATGCGCTCTGGGGAGGGCGTGGTACTCCCTGAGCGGGTGGTGCTGGCTCGGCAGGTGGTCAAGCCCGAATCTGCCGTCCAGTCCGGTACTTCTAACCTTCGGGCGGCGAAAGAGCAGGCGGCGGCGGCGGCCCAGATGCTCCTCGACGCCTCCGCCCAGGCTTCTCCCGCTGAGCAGTGGGCGCAGCGGGGGGCGGGGCTGCGGTTGCTCCTGCGGGGACTCCTGAGTGCGCCGGAGTTGCTGCAGTTGGAGCAGGCGTGCCAGCAGGGGAGACTGCTCACGGCCGACCTGGCACGGTCGGCAGCGGCAGCCAAAGCGGGCGGAGGGCTCAACGGGTGGGCGAGAGAACTGAAGGCTACCCTCTAGGCCAAGGCTGGTCATCCAACCAATTGAGAAACTGCTGCACGTCTTCCGGGCCGTACCCCTGCGCCATGGCTTCATCGGTCAGGTAATGTTCTCGGATGTGCTTCCCGAGGGTCAGGCGTTGCTCGGTCTCGGTCAGGCTGCCAAGGTACTGGAAGACGCGCCGCCGTAGGAGTTCGTCTCTGATACCACTATCGGTACATCCGGCGTCGTAGGCGCTTAGGCCATCCAAGGCGTCAAACAGTTCAGGCTCGGTCATGCCTTCACCTCTGTCGGGGTCAGCCCTATCCCACTCACAGCCCGTGCCCAAACTTGACCAACAGGAAGGCTTTCAATGCGGCCTCAGCCATGGTGCTAGCGTCCTGCACCTCGGCCCACTTGCCCGCATATCGCGCGTAGCCCCAGAACTCAGCGTTTAGGTCTCTCCACGCGCCCGCCTCCGACATCTCAATTGCGCTCTCAGCTCGGAGCTGTCCGACACTAATAAGCACGCCCATCTTGCAGGCGTCCTGCATCAGTGCAGCGGTGAACATGGCCTCGCGTCCTGTCGTCCCACATCCACCGACGAGGATATCCACGTCTTCATAAGAGTGACCCAGTTCTGCGAACCAATGCTGGGGCGGCGGGTTACTTGAGTAGCCCAGAGCGTCCCCAACTTCCCAGTCCCCGACCTCCTTCAAAAAGGTGAGGGCGAGTGGGAACAGAACTTTTATCGGGGCGGCCTCAATCTGGGCTGCTGTGAGCGGGGCAGTGGTCATATCGTTCTCCGTTGAAAAGTTGAGAGGTGCAATATTCGGATGAAGGATCTCCTGCTTAAGGCGGGTTGTCGGGTATAAGTTCGGCTTGCCCTTGGAATCTGAGGGCGAGCCGATAAATCTATTGGGCTCTCAGCCAAGCGAGGCGGCCGACGAGGCCATCCATCCACCGCTTGAAGTCTTGGGGCGCCATGTCATGCTTTGCCCGGTTGCAGGGTTCGCAGCAGGGGTACAGGTTATCCAAGCTGTGAGCACCTCCGAGTGCGAGTGGCACATGATGGTCAAGGCTGAAGCCCCAGATATCAGAAGCGGGCACGCCGCAATAGGAGCAATGCGTGGCCGCCAGAAGCTTGAGAGCGGCGGCGGGGGCGATTGTGCCGTGCCATGCGGCAGGAAACCGCTTCTGGACATACTGCTCAGTCGAGAGCATCAGCTGACGCGCCCGCGTCTTCGGATTGACGTTGTATTGCTCGCGCTGCCAGATCGTATGACAGGCTCGGCACTCATGGGGAAAGTAGCGGGTAATCTTCCCCTTGTAGTTCGTGTCCCTGCCTTTGTAGAACTCGTCAGTCAAAGGCTTGGTTTCACCGCACACCTTGCAGGTTCTGGTATCGTCTGTCATGTCGTCACCCCTCCTATGGGTTTCGGCCAACCCCGGGTGCTGACTTCCACGAAAGCACGCCGGGTTTAACATGCCTATTTTACCGTCTGGGACGGCATTTAGCAAGCTTTTCATACCGCCCAGACCCGGTGCGCGACCGTGCCCCACTCCAGCTCCGGCACAGGCCACACCACGATCAAACCCCGGTGGTAGAGGACAGCCAGGGCGTCGATCAGCGCCCCTCTCGGCCAGCCCAAGCCCGCGCGGAGACCGGAGAAAGACTTACCGGGTGTGCTGCGGACGAACGAGAGGAGCCAGCGAGCGGCGCGGGTCATCTTTCACCGCCGCTCATGTGAATCAGCACGTGGGGCGCATCGCTGTAGAGCGGGCTGTGGTGATAGCCGTACACCCACTTGTCACCGTCGGGAAACAGCGCGTCAACGATTCCCTTCCTGACGTTTTCCGGGTCGGCATGAACGCCGCTGCCGAAGTAGCACCACACGTCCAGGCGCACAGGGCACGCTGCGGTCGCCCGTGGCACGCTGAGGGTGCGTTCCCTGACGTGATCCTTCCAGGCTTCGTATTCCTTTTTCCGGCTCCAGTTCGGATTAGAGCCGGTGGTGTAGTAGCCCACCAGCTTCAGGACCGGCGGCTTTGTCGGGTCAGGCTGCCGGGTCTTGCCTCTGCCGGTGTACGCGGGGCAGGGCATGGCCCGAACGATCCAACCAGTGAGACCAGCGGGCTTAGATTCAATCGGTAGCGCACCGCCTTGAACGCCATAGCGGCCCTCTTCCGCCTGCGGGGGCAAGCCGGCCTTCTTCGCCCCTCCCAGGTCCACCCGCGCTGCCAGCTCCGGGTGACGCTCGGCGTACCCCTTCAGGTCGATCTTCACGCCGCCCTCCCCGCCCGCAGTGCGGCTCTCTCAGCCAGCGTGCGCTTGATGCTGCAGCGGGTGACCCGCCCGTGCCGGAACCACACCACCCACACCTCGCCTGTCGGCATCGTCAGGCGGCTGCTCAGGCTGCCGTTCACCCCGTCCACCAGTTCCCCCTGCTCGATGACGTGCCGGATGGCCTGCTCAGCCTCGGCGAGGCTCACCCGCCAGATGCTCACGGCGTGGGCGAGAGCATCTGGGGAGAGGTGCATCACAGCAGGCTCCGACTAAGGCGCTTCTGGGCCTGCGCCGCACCCTGGGAAAGCAGGCGGCGCAACTCTGCGGGCCCTTCTTTGACCAGCACCTCGTTCTTGTCTCCGATGTTCGGCATGACGTGCAGGGCGCGGCCCTCGTCAGCGGCCCAGGCCTGCGCGTCCCTCACGGCCTTCTGCCCGGCCTCGTCCACATCCAGGCAGAGGTACAAGCGGCGCCCGGCCAGGGCTTCATGCTGCAGCCGCTTCCAGTGGGTCGCCCCTGGAATGCCGATCACGTTCACCTCCCCCTCAAAGGCTGCCCAGACGCTCAGGCAGTCCGTCTCCCCCTCGACCACCAGCACGGCCCGCGCGTCTCCGGCCAGCTCCCGCAACCCATACGGCGCCGTGCCCGTTCCGGCAAGGTTGCGCATCTCGCGCCCATCGCCCTTCTGCAGCAGGTTCCGGCCCTTCAGGGCCAGCAACCGGCCGGCGTGCCAGGTCGGGAGGGTGAGCATGTCCCGCCAGATCGTGCCGGGGAGACGGGCGCTCACCGTGCGGTCGGCCACGCCCAGCCGGTAGTGCAGGGCGGCACCGGCCAGCCCCCGGCCTTCCAGGTAGCGGAGGGCGGCCTGCGCTTCCGGTGTGGCCGCTGCCTGCAGGGCCTCCTCACAGCGGGTGGCGAACACCGCGTGGTCATTCGGGTCGGCCCGGGTCAGGGTGGGCAGCGGGCGGTACTCGACGCGCCGCACTTCCCCGGCGAACTCCGAGGGGGCAGAGAGGCCCGCGAGAGAGGCGATCAGGGCCACTGCCTGATCGAGCTGCAGGCCCAGCCACTCCCGGGCCACCTTCAGCAGGTCATACCCAGCGTTGTCGTCCCCGAAGTCCACAATGTGATCCGGGTAGACGTAGGCCGAGGGGTTACGGTCGGGGTACACCGAGTCGGGCACACGAATCAGGCGGCTGTTGGGCACCTCGATCCCCGCCTGGGCGAGCAGGGCCGGCATGAGCGGGCGCTCCTTCAGGTGCTGATGGTAGAAGACGAGACTCGCGTTCATAGCTCTCCTGGGATGTTGTGGGCGGGGTTGACCAGCGAGACGGGGAGGGTGAAGTCACCGGTTCGGCCCTGACGGTTCTTGTCCACCCGGCCGAGAATGTCCTGCGTGGCCTCGCCTCCGGCCTCGACGTTCGGGTTCTTCAGGCCGATAAAGACCGTGACGTGCCGGCGGGGCTGGTCACTGTCAGCCACGTGATGGCCTCTGGCAATGCCGTCGCCCTCTTCCAGCGCCGAGCGGTTCGCCTGGGCCAGCAGCACCGTGTGGTGGCCGGTAGCGCGGTCGGACTGTCGGATGATCTGCGTGAGCTTGCCCAGCTGGTAGCGGCGCTCCATGCGCTCCTCCCGCTGGTCCCAGGTCATGTGGTCCAGGTTCTCGATCACGCTCAGCCGCACGCCCTTCGCGGCCTTCATGGCGAGGTGGACACGCAACTCGTGCTGGTCCATATCTGGGCTGCTATCGTCCAGTTCGAGGGGCAGGCTGTGCAGCTTCTGCTCGGCCCACATCAGGCGCTCCCGGATGGTCTCGCGCGGCCGGATGCCCTTCGGGGCGATCACGCCCTCCAGATTCAGGCTCTCCCGCATGTTCAGCCCGGCGAGGTGGTGCACCATGCGCTCGGTGATCTGGAAGGCGGAGGCGTCGGCCAGCACGTTGTAGTGCGTCAGGTGGCCCTGCATGGCACTGCTGAGGGCGATCTGAATGCCCAGGGCGGTCTTGGCGTGCCCGGAGGGGGCGGCGATCAGCACGGTCTCCCCGTCGGAGTCCGACACCGGCAGGCCCTTCCAGCGGAGCAGCTGGTCAATGGAGGGATGCAGGCGGATCACACCGTTGGGTTTCTGTCGCATGGCGTCCAGGTGCTCGACCACGCTGCCGATCTGGGCCACGTGCCGGTAGCCGGCGGTGCTCACGGTAGCCGCACTGAGGGCCTCCGAGAGGTTGGAGGCGACGGTGAGCGCCGGGAGGTCTTGCAGCTCGCCCTCGGCCTTCCTGAGCGCTCCCAGGACTTCCCCGCGCCGGCCCTGCTCGGCCACTTCCTGCAGGCCGATGCGGATGTTCTCAATCGGGTCGGTGCGGCGCAGGGTCTCCAGAATCTTCGTTACATCCGGCATCTGGGCGATCAGGGTGCTGAACCCGAAGGCGCGGCCGGCCTGAAGGTGCGTCTGCACGGCCTCCGCTACGCGCCGGGTGGCCGGGTCGCCCCAGTGGTGGGACCGCACGTCCTGCATCAGCATGGCGGCCTTCATGGTCTCCGGCTCGTCCCATTTCGGGCTTTCCCGGACGAGGGCGCTCAGCACCTGGTGGGCCAGGGCGGTCATTTGACCACGCCGATTTCTTCCATCCAGGTCATGAAGTCGTAATCCTTCAGATCGGGAGCGGCTGGGACGGGGTTGAGCCGGATGTTCTGCGGCCGGGCGGCCCAACTTTCAGCCTTGCCGATGTACTTTTCTCCGGCCAGCAGGTTGTCGAGGTTGTACTTCCGCTCCCGCCAGAAGCTGTCGGCGGCCACTTCCAGCGTGGCGCTCCGCATGACCCGCTCCGCGTCTGCGCCAAGCGCGGCGGCGATCTGGTCCAACTTCTTCAAGCGCTTCTCGGTCGGTTCTGCTTTCGGGAGCTGCCCTCGGTGGTCATTCCAGAGGCTGAGAAGGAATGAAGCTGCCGGGGTGTGCTTTGCCTTCTCACTGCGCTTGTCGGCGTCAGCCGACGTATGTGTTTTTTGTTCTTCTCTTACTTCCATTACTTCTCTTACTTCAGGGACTGCTTTTTCTTCGTGCTGGACGGGCTCCAGAGGGGTCGCAGGGTGAGTAGATTTGCGCAATGGCTGCGCAACGGCTGCGCAAGCGCCGCGCAAGCTGTGTACGCCGTCTGTACTCTCGATGTACGTCAGCTGCCGCAGGCGGGCGAGGCTGGTCTGGATGGTTCGCAGGTCCAGGCCGGTCGCGTCGATCAACTCTCCGAGGCTGACGGTGGAGCGCTTGTAGTTGGCGCGGCGGGCGATCCGGCTCAGGACCTTGATGTCACTGGCAAGGGTCAGGCCGTCAATCGCGTCCAAGACCCAGTTGGGCATGATGGTCTCTTCGCCGCGCTTCACAGCCGCTCCAGCATGCGGGTGCAGCAGGTCTCTCCGACCCAGGCCACCACCCGCTGCCGGAAGGCCGGCGGGGTGGTCTCTTCCAGGCGGGCGCAGGTGGTGACGATGGCGGCGTCTGAGCGCATGGCGCCCATCAGGCGATCTGACCAGACGATGAAGCGGGCGCGGTCGGCGGTCATGCGGTCCTCGCAGCGGCCCACTGGCCGATCAGTTCGGCGCGGGCGTCCTCGTCGGTGCAGGCCTTGAGTCTGTTGAGCACGCCGCGTGCCTCGCCCTCCGTGAGGTCTTTGGTGCTGGCGAGGCCGGGGATGCCTGCGAGGTAGGCGACGAAGGAGATGGCGTTGTCTCGGTCGCTGGCCTTGAAGCCGAAGTCCTCACCGAGCTTCTTGTTGATGGCGATGACTTCCCCACTGGCCCGCGCCTGAGACTCCGCAGGGCGCTGGGTGGCCGTCTGGGCTGGCGCGGGTCTGCTGGCCTGCTGACGGGCTTGCTGTGCGGGCTGAGCCTGTGGCTGGCGGCTCTGGGTGGCCGCGTGCCCGTCGTCATCCTCTTGGGTGATGCCGAGCGCGGCGGCCAGCGAATACCGCCTCATGTACGTCAGCGCCGACCCGACCGCCTGGGCCGTCTCGGTCTTGGATTTCACGTCGAGGGCGGGAACTCGGAAATGCCCCTCAACCCACTCACCGCTGCTGTGAAGCAGGCGGGTCGTCAGGCCGATGTAGCCGGGCTCGTCGGTGGTGGGCATTTGGATCACAGCGACTTGGTTCTCGATCAGGGCGTCTCGGCAGGCATCCCAGACGCTGCCGAGGTCGGCGTATTTGTTGCCCAGGTGGCTGTTCTTGGCCTCTTTCAGGGCGGGGCTCACGGTGGCCTGCACCTTGCAGAGCGCGGCGGCGATGTTGCTTAGAGCGTCGGAGGTCTTCACTGCGCTACCCCCAGGTTCACGGGCGGCTCGGTGCGCTCGACCTGCCGCAGGGCCTCTTTCGCGTTCCGAATGTCGCGGGAGGTGCCGGGCGTGCAGCGGCCCATGATGTTGCGCTGCCAGAGGGCATCACTGAGGGTGTTGCAGGCGGCGGTCCAGTTCGGGGTGACGTAGATCATCAGAGGCTCCTCGTGCGGGCCAGCAGGCCGAAGGTGGCGGCCACCATGAGGACGGCCACGCCCTTCTGGGTTGTGGTAGGGATGTAATCAGGGTTGGTCAGCCAGAGCCCGATGAGCAGTAGAGCCAGAGCGACCACGGCTAGCGCGTGCAGCGTGCCCCTCACAGCTCGTCCTCCAGGGGCGCGGTCAGGCACAGCGAGGCGAAGATCAGAAACAGCAGCAGCCAGAGGCCAGCGCCGAACAGGAGCCAGTTCACTGCGGGCTCCGGCGGGCGATGTGGGCGTCCAGGGCCTCGCGCTCGGCCAGGGTGAACGTGTAGGGCTGCGCGGCTCTCCAGGGGATGCACTTGCAGGTGGTGGCGTTGCACTCGTCGGCGTCGATGCACTGGGGCGGCGTGGGCAGGTCGTGCAGCTCGTCTCCCACGTAGCGGCTCACAGGTCGGCCTTTTTGATGCGGTCTGCGATCTGGGTGAAGGGTTCACGGTGTGGCCAGTTCGATCCATCGTTGAGATCGGACAGGAGCACGGGTTTGGGGTTGCCGTCAGAGTCGAAATCCCCGTTAGGGACAACTGGGTCGGCATCTATATCGGCCCACTTCTGAACTTCTGGTGGCAACTGGCCTGCGTCGGGGTCTAACTCGCCTTCTCTCCAATCCCGGCCCGTCTCCTTTGAATACAAATCAGTCAGTACGCCTAAGCAGCAGAACTTGTTGCCTTCCTTGAGTTGTCCTTCGCCCTGCTCGTACTCGCCACTTCGTAGGGCCTCAACCCAGCGGGCCTTGATGTCAGGCTTCATGCTCACTTCCGGGCCTCCAGGTAGCCGCCGCAGGTGCTGAGGCTGGGGGTGAGGGCGCGGCAGTCGTTCCCTTCGCGGGTGACGTAGCCGTGGGTCTCGCGCTCACCGCAGACGATGCAGATGTACTGGGGAGCGGGGCGAGCCGAGGCGTTTGTGGGCTTGATCTGGTGTACACTGTTCATCGGAAATCTCCTTGTGCCCCCATTCGCGCCTTGTCCGGGCTTTTGCGTTTGGGGGTTTCCCATGCACTCTGGCTTGGTAGAAATAATCTACCACACAGGTAGGTAGCGTGCAACAGTGACACCGTTGTGGTAGATTGCTGAGACCTAAGCAGACAGAAAGAGCGGAAGCCCTACGCTCAACCCCGGAGTTGACCATGCCCTCAGCCACTACCCCAGCCGATATAGACACCCTGCTGCACGACCGGCACGCCGATCTTGACGAATGGCTTGCCAGTCACGAAGACGGCCCGCTCAAGGTCATCCGGACCTTTCACGTGGCGCTGCTTAATGACGATCGGAAGACGCTCCAAGACCTGATGCCACAGTTGCCTGATCTGGCCCCGGCACCCGGCCTACGCCTTCTCGGCCTGGCGCAGCTTGAGGACTATGACGCGGTGCTCCAGCACCCCCCTGTGCCATCTGGGGCCTCCCTGCCGGAACTGGAGTGTGCGGTGCATGGCTTCACCGCCTACGGCATCGCCTGCACTGAGCGGGGCAGGTTCAGCGAGGCTGCCCTGGCCGCCCGGACGGCGATGGCTTTCGCCACGGCGCTCGGCATGACGCAGCGCGCTCAGATGCTTGAACTGGAGGCTGAGCGCGTCCAGACGCTCAGCGGGGAGCCATCACCCGACGCCATTCAGCGCCATCTGATGCGGCCCATGCCCGATCTGCGGCGCAAGTGGGGGCAACGTAACCTCGCGGAGAGTTACATGGCGCTCGGTTGCTACGGGCTGGCCCTGCGCTCGATCGGTCTGCCCAGTCAGGACGGCCCGGACGATGCGGCGCTGCGTGAGTACCTGCACGTCGTTCTGCGCCTGCCTGCTTCACGTCCCGCCACTGACCCGCTGCTGGCCGGGAATGCCCCGTACTGGCGTCTGGCTCAGGCGTCCCGTGGCCTGTTCGACAAGTTCAAGGCCCCGCCACTTGACGGCATTACCTGCGAGCCGGAGTCCACCTACGCCCTGATGCTGAAAGCCACGGTGCTGCTCATGGCGCCAAAGATGATTCAGCACGGCGTCACGCTGCTGGAGTCGGCCCGGACGCTCCAGGCCGATCACCGCCTGTATTCGCTGTTGCTGCTGCTGACCGCCCACCTGCGCGGCGCCCGGGTGTCAAACGCAGCGGGCCTGCCGTTCCGTATCACCGAAGCGATCAATCGCCTGCGTCCGGACAATGACCTCGTGGCGCACCTGTTCCTGCTGTTCCCGATCGCCATGCTGGCCCTGCGCTTCGGCCCCCGCGCTCACCCGCTGGTCGTGCAGGCCGACCTGTCGAACATCCCACTGCTGACCGGGAAGGCGATTCAGTACGGAGCTGGCGAGGCGCCCACCCCCGGCAAGACTGGCACCCGTGCCGTGCTCAATGCGCTCGGCTTGCCGCAGGTGCCGGAGACCCGCGAGGAGACCCGCCGCTTTAAGGCCGCTCAGGAGGAGCTGCCGTACCTCGCTGTGAATCTGGGCGATGTGGTCGCCGCCTGTACGGCGATGGTGCAGGCGGCCCGCGCCGCTGGGAAGCCGACACTGTCTCTGGAGTGGCAGGCGAGCCGCAAGGAAGTCATGAAGATGCTCTCAGAAGATGTTCTGAGCTTGCTGCCGGATGACTCAAAAGCTGATTGAACCCTGACGCGAGAATCTATCTTCCGTCATACTCTAAAGTGTGAAACTGAAAATTGCGCTTGCGGTCCTCATCCTTGCACTTAGCAGCAACGTCCGTGCCGACCCCGTCCCGACCGACTCGGCCCCCCGTGCCACGGCAGAGTGGCCGATGCAGCCCTGCCCCCGTTGCTGACCCCCGAAAGTATGAACGGGTGAGAGCCGCTTTTAGCTGGTATGGGACATCTGCCCCGTGTCTTAATGTTACGCATCTGTTACGCCACAGGCGAAATGCGCGGGTATCATGAAGGCACATGACATTTCCCCTCGGCACTGCGCTCACCACCGCTGAAGCTGACGCTCTGGCGACACATCTCGCTTACGTCCGCACACCGACCGTCACGGGAAAAGCAGTGCTGGCCTCGTTTCGCACGCAGGCCGATCGTGCACAGGCGGAGATACTGCTGGCTAGCCTGCGATCTGCACGGACACCAGCCGACCCAGCCGGCGCTTGACCTGGCTGGGCACCTCGCCGGGTAGAACCGCGTGCAGCCGACCATCGGGGAGCTGCACGACCTGAATGCCTGAGTCAAAGTTCTCAGGTTCCAGTTCGATGCCGTCGCCTTCGTCCAGCACGCGGGCGCCGAACATCGGCTGTTTCAGCGTCTCATGGATGGTCCGGTACACCTCGACGCCGTGGCCCACGGGTGGTGTGCGGTCACTGCGGAATGTCCAGCGGTTCGTTTCGGGAATGGCGAGGCGTTCCCAGACCTCTGTGTCAGGGATGCCGAGGCCGCGCAGCAGGGCGTTGGCAATGTTCGCCGGGGCCTCGGCTACATCCTGCGTGCCGTTAAAGTAGCGGCCCAGGGTGCTAGTCGGAATGCTGGTGGCCTCGGAGAAGTCCTTGACGCCCATGCCCAGCTCCGCAATGAGATAGCGAAAGACGACCCCCCGGTCTTTAGCACTCTCAATCCGCTTTGGAAGGGGCGTCTTGAGTTTCAGGGTTGAGGTCTTGCGCGTCTTCAAAGTCATAATGGTGCCACTATTGTCCGGTTCCGTTTGCTAATAGTCAAATAAAAACCGCACACGGTAGCAACAAATGGCAAAACCTACCAGCGTGGTAGATCAGCGAATGATCTACCACGCTGGTGCTTCTATTGCATACCTCCTACCTGACTGGTAGAATATTGGCATGTACAGACCAGCCGGTATGCGACTGAAGGCGCTGCGAGAGCAGCAGCATCTCAGCATCTCGGCACTTGCCCGTAAGGCGAAAGTCACGAAGCGAACCATCATTGCCTGGGAGGGCTACAGGGGCCGCCCGGACTTCTACTTCAACACCCTGGCACGCCTCGCAGTGGCCCTTCAGGTGCCGTACACCGATCTGATCGAGGAAGTTGCAGAGTCGGTTGAGGGGGAGGGATGAGGCTACTTCTGCTGCGTTGGCTCCTCAAATCACCCGAAGTGCGCGCCGAGCTGGCCGCCGCCGTCACGCCTTTAAAGCTGGAATCTCTGGCAAGTCATCGGGCAGATACAGCAACTGCTGTCGTATCTGCCCTGCCACCACTTGTTGCGCGTCAGCACTGAACTCAAAGCCACCCGACAACAGCACTGATTTGTACGCGTCCACCCCGTAAGCAACCGCCGATTCAACATCTTTATCCCGCTGGAATTTCATCCACGCCCAGTTAATCGCCGTGAGGATCGCAAGGCTGTTGAGCATCCGATGAAGATTTGCGGTTTCCATACCAGAACGTACCAGAAACCCCGAATGGAGGAACACGCATGAGTGGAGCACTGGAAGGGTTTGAACTCTACACAAAGCCTTCAGCCGCCAAGCCGGTGAAGGATCTTGCAGCGCAGTTTTACGTGAAGACTGTTGCAGTTGCTGACGGCTATTTCGGCTTGAACATCTCCACTGCTGTCATGGGCATCTTCGACGCCGACCAAGTCGCCATCCTTTTCAACACCAAGACCCAGCAACTTGCCCTCCGCCCAGTTTCAGAAGGCGGCGCCCACCTTGCGCCGCTTGGCGTGAACAGCAAGATCAAGCGCATTTCGATTACCGTCCTCGCGCGCCAGCTGGGCTTGCAGCCCGGTATCCGCATGCCGGCCCGCGTGGTGGATGGCGTGCTGTTCATCGACTACAGCGGTGCCGTTGCACCGGCTGCCCTTTCTGCTGTCGCTGGCTAACCCTGCTCGCCTCTTTCGGAGGCCCGAAAGTACCCGGAGGCCCGCATGAGCAAGATCACCTTTGTAGTCGCTGGAAAGTTTGGTGCGCCCACCGTGGACGTTGCGCTGGAAGTCTCCGATTACTACTTCGGTGACGGCGCCGAGACCGCTGAGGGCCTGGAGACCATGCACAACATCGCCCGTGAGGTTGAGCGGGTCATCGGTAATCGACTGAGTGCCATGCACCACGCTCACCTGCACGCCGTGAAGGTCAAACAGGACCAAGCCGAGGCCGAGCAGATCAAGCAGATGCGGATTACTGCGCTGGAAGATGAGCTGGCCGATCTGAAGGGTGAAGGTCCAGCATCCTCCCCTACGGCGGTCTTCCGATGAATCCCATCCAGCTTGAGCACGGCCTGATGCACCTGCGACTGCGGAACACGGCAGCCCGCCCGGTGCTCGTCTGCTACACGTACCCGAAGACCAAGCACCTGCGCATGCCGTTCAACATCTGCATGAAGCAGCTCCCGGCGGGTGGCGTGCTCGATCTGGCGCGGGTGTCGGGGACGACCATTGAGTACAGCGATCTGCGGGCCTTCCAGCCGGTGGGGGAAGTCCAGTGACCTGCCAGCACCCCATCGAGAGCAGCATCCTCAGCGGTTACGAGACCCATTGGGTGATGATCGGCGTCCACGCCCACCAGCGGTTCCTGAAGGACGCCGAGGGTCGCCCACTGCCGATTCGGTACTGCGGCCTGTGCAGTTGCAACGTCAAGCGGGACGGCCAGACCATGCGGGCGCACGTGCAGATGAACGCGCCGGAAGGAGAGCGGGTATGAGCCACGAATACAAGGTTGGGGACAAGGTGCGGGTGCTGGCGAGCACGTCTTACAGGAGACCCCACAGGTTTACCGAAGAGATGATTGGGACAATCTGTGAGATTAAACAGGAGGTAGACCGGGACGGGGAAATCCAAGTCTGGAACGCTGATAAGACCGATTGGTGGTACTTCTACCCTGTCGATGTTGAACCCTTCACAGCTCCCGCCCCCGTGCCTGCGCCTCTGCCTGAGTTTAAGAAGGGCGACCGCGTGCGGGTGGGCATGGCCTCCGACGGCTCTCCGCTGTTCTCTGGGCAGCACGGCAACATCATTCTGGAGTTGGAGACTTGCCCAGTTCAGTACCGCGTCGAGTTGTCGCGCGGGGTGTCCATGACCTTCACAGCTTCTGAGCTGAGCCTCATTCCCACCCCGTTCAAGATGGGCGACCGCGTGCAGATCCGGGCGGGTGCCGTCAGTGTTGGCCTCTGCTTTGAGATCGGCAGCGTCGGGACTGTGTGCGGCTTCGACCGTCACGGGTGGCCTGAGGTTGAGCAGGGGGATGAGCGTTGGTACTACCACCCTGACGCTCTCCGCCCTGCTCCGGCCCTCGCCCCCGGCGTGCGCGTCAAGGTGCTTGATATCAAGCCGGAAGAGGACGGCCATCCGGTCATAGCTGGCGTTTGGACGAGCGTGGCGGGCGAAGTTTGTTACACCCTGGAAGATGATAAAAACACGCTCTGGCACGCGCATGAGCTGGAGGTGCTGCCGGAGCCTGAGCCCAAGCGGGAGCCGGTGATGGGTGAAGTGTGGAGAAGCGACGGAGGCCGGGGCGTCATGCTCATTGCAGCCAATGGTTACCCTGTCCACCTGAACAACGGGGCTGTGGTTTCATTCACGGCTGATGAGCTTGCAAGGGACGGGTATATCCATTTCCTCGCCGCCTCTGTCAAAGAGGCTGCTGAGAAGGGCCTCCTGTGACCCTTCCCGCCGAACTTGACGAGCCCCTGGAGGCCCTCGACGCCCTGGCCGATGTGATGGAGGCCAGCACGGCGCAGCACGCGGAGAAGCGTGAGCTGATCGAGGCGCAGCTGCTCCGGCGTCAGGCCCAGGCCGGGATGCTGGCCGAGACGTTGGGAGAGTGCCAGTGACCCTGTTGCAGCGTCAGTTGTTCTCTTTGGCCGTTCTCTCCCCCGGCATCACGGTAGAGCGGGCTGCGAAGCTGTTAGATATTCGCACGCACACGGCGGCTTCTGTCCTGTGGTCTATTCGGCATCTGGTCTGGGTCGATGAGCTGATGAGGGCGATCTACCCGCGCTCTTGGGTAACGGCATGACCGCCCCCCGCCGCTTCCTGATCTGCCGGGGCTTCAACAACGAGCGCTGTGACGCCCGCACCGTGCAGGAGTTGACCCAGCGCCTGCAGCTGAGCATGACCGAGGAGCACGCGAAGCGACTGGCGCATGAGGCCTGGGATACCGGCCGGGGCAGCCACGGCTTGATCGAAGTCGAGAGGCAGTGGGCATGAGCTACGCCCACGTCCAGTACACCGAATCCCCGGAGGAGCGGAAGGCCCGTGTGGTGGCCGCGATTCAGGCGCTGAAGGCCAGCCATGAGCAGGCGCTCAGCCCGCACCTCACGGAGTTGTATGGGGTGTTCCTCGACTGGCAGCGCACCGACCCCCGGAAGGCCACGACGAGGCAGGGGCTGGCCTTTGACGGCTACCTGAGCGCCTTTGCCGCCTACACGGGCCTTCGCGCCAGCAGCCTCTACGAGTGGCTGGATGCAGGGCAGGCCGGATACACCGCGCCCACCCTCGGCGCCTACCCCCTGACGCAGGCCAGCGCCACGGCGACCGCCACCGGGGAACGCGCACTGATCGGGCACGCGCTGCGGGAGAACTGGACGCCTGACCGGATTGAGAGCGTGCTCTACGCTGGGGGTCTGTCCGCGCTGCGTGAGGCTCTTTCCCCGTCCGAAAGTGGGAACCGGGAGCAGATCGACGCCGCCCGTGAGCGCGCCGCCACCCTGAACCCCGACCTGCCGAAGCAGAAGAAGGTGCAGGACGAGCTGAACGCCGGGCTGGTGAACGTCCTGCCGGAGCCGATTCTCCGCGCCGCCTACGCCGCTGCCAGGGGTGAGCAGGCGGGCGTGGACGTGCTGGCAGCGGTGCAGGAAGAGAGCCGGCCGTTCAGTGAACCGTACTTCACGGCACATCACTATCCCTGCGCCCACTGTGGGCTCCTGCCGGGCGAGGGCGAACGATTGGACCTGCACCACGTCGGTTATGACTGGGAAAACCCGAAACGTCGGAGTGAGGAGAACGAAGACGAAGAACTACTTTTGGGCGTTCATCGTGAATGCCACGTACCCCAGCCAGGTGTGTCGGATACCGCTCACATCAAGCAGCACGTGTGGATTGAAGAGAAGTTCGGCGGCCTGACCGGGCTCATGGCTTACCGGGAGCGCCGCAGCCGTGCCTACCAGCGCTGGATAGGAGTACGGAAATGACGCAGCAAGCAGCATTTAAAACCTGCAAAGTTTGCGGCACTTTGAAACCGAACTCGCTTGAGGCGTTTGGGAACAATGGGTACAGCAAGAATGGGACGCTCACCTTTAGGGCAATTTGCAAGGCGTGCGCCAAAAAAGAGCGCGTCGTTTCCCCAATCAAGTGTTGTAAACAGTGCGGCGTAAATAAGCCCAAGACAGCAGAGTTCTTTCGGATTAATGGCAAGCCCACCACGAACGGGACGCCAACCTTTAGGCCTGTATGCCGTGAGTGTGGGCTTAAGGTGCATCGTCCGAAGCTTAAGAGCAATGAAAAATGGTGCAAGAAGTGCGACCGCATCATGCCTGCGACCACTGATTATTTCTACAGGGTGAAGCGTGACCAAGAAGTGCTTAGCCACACCTGCCGTGCATGCAATCGATCAGCCGGGAAAATATGGCTCAAGGCCAACCCGGAACGAAAGGCAGAGCAGGGGCGGTTATTTCGTTTGAGTCGGCCAGGGTACGCTGCGGCGCTGGCTCGGAGACGACGCGCACGAAAAATCGCTCAAACACCCGATGGGCATCATCACACAGCAGAAGATGTGCATAAGCGGCTGAAGGCCCAGAAAGAGCGTTGTCATTGGTGTGGGAAGTCACTTCGTAAGGGCAAGGAGCTGGTTTATCACGCCGACCACCTGATCGCGCTTGCAAAGGGTGGCAGCAACGCGCCAGAGAACATCGTTTGTGCTTGCCCTGACTGCAACCTGAGAAAGAACGCAAAGATGCCTTGGGATTTCGCTGGGAGGCTCTTATGAGCCACATTCCTCAGCCTTTCGACCCCCGCCCGGTGGCCCACTCTCGCGCTTACGCCGTCGGGAATGACGCGGCCCAGCTGGTGCGTTTGCTGGAATACAACGCCACCTCTCTCAGCGCCTATCAGCAGGCGATTGGAGCCAAAGCATGAGCCACTTTACGACGCTTGTCTTGACGACCCCCGGCCAGAGCCCTGAGGCCCTTCTTGCGCCCTTTGAGGAGTCCGTTCCGCATCCAGAAGTGTCGCCGTTCTTTGTGTTCCAGGACATCACTGACGAGTACGCAGAGCAGTACGCCAACGATACCTCAGAGCAAATCGCACTCGGAGATGGCACATTTGCTTGGCCCTGGGATGATCGTTTCAAAACGGGAGAGATGAAGTTCTTTGAACGCACGGTCGTCATCCCTCCGCACCTGAAGCGCGTCACTCGGAAGATGACGGAGATTTACCCGGACTTCCCTACCTTTATGGACAAGCACTGCGGGTACACGGCGAATGCGGCGGGTCGGTTTGGGCATTGGAGCAACCCGGATGCTCACTGGGATTGGTACAGCCTGGGTGGGCGTTGGGCAGGCGCTTTCCATGCTGAGAAGCACGACATTTTTCCCCTTGCGGAATGGTCAGGCAAAACGCCCTTTGCGGTTATCACACCTGACGGCAAGTGGCACGAGAAGGGCTCCATGGGTTGGTGGGGCATGGTGGCCGACGAGAAAGAGCAGACAACTTGGGATGAGACTGTGAAGGCCCTGCTTGCCCAGTACCCGGAGGCGGTGGCCTACAACTATGACCTCCACATCTAATCTCCTATCTTCTGCCTTCGCCACTGCCCTCCTCGCCGCCCTGTTCGGCCTGCTCTGGCAGCAGGAGCGCCGGGAGAACGCCCGGTTGAGGCGTGAGCAGGCGCTGACCCAGGAGGCCGTGCGAGAGGTGCGGGCTGCCCTCGCCCTACCCGGCTACACGCTGGAGCAACTGCTGGAGGGAGTATGAGCTTAGACGTAACGCTGTACACCGTGAAGGAAGCGTGCCCGTGCTGCGGGAGAGACGCCGAGAAGATCGTTCACCATGACGCCAACATCACCCACAACTTGAACAAGATGGCCGCCGAGGCGGGAATGTATGAGGCGCTGTGGCGTCCTGAAGAGAACGGGTACACACATGCCGGGCAGATCATCCCTGTACTTGAGAAGGGGCTAGCTGAGATGCAGGCCGACCCAGAGCGCTTCAAGGCGTTCGACAGCCCGAACGGTTGGGGGCTATACGAGCACTTCACCCCCTGGGTGTCGGAGTACCTCACCGCGTGCCGTGAGCACCCGGACGCGCTGATAGAGGCAGACCGATGACCCCGACCTTACCGGAGACCCTGCGGGAGCTTGCGCGCATACGCCCCGATATCTTGGAGGTCCAGATGGGTTCGGGTGGGGATGAGCCCTGGGTGGCTTCATACGACATTGCCGGTCGTCCTGTCTGGTGGGGTGGCGACTGGCCCACATGGTGGAGTGATGGGCAGGCACGCTTAGAGTTTGCTCTCCGAGCAGCGTGTAAAGCTCTTGACTGGCACTGGGAGGTCAGCCCCGGCCGCGCCCGTGTGAGCGACTGGGACAGGCGCTGGGAGGATGCACAGGCAGACGACACCACCCACGCGTTCTGCTTGGCCTTCATCGCCTACCACAAGCAGCTCCATGCGCTTCAGGCTGCTGCGGAGGCTCAGGCCCGGCAGGAGCACCCGGAGAGCAAGTTCGACGTGGCAGGGACAACGCTGTGAGACCACCGCATCCTGAAAACCTGATCCTGCTCGTGGACGTGGCGGCCAGCTACGGCGTCACGGTGGACGGCCTGAAGCGGGCGCTGAGGCGGAACAACAAACCGGTCTATATCGTGGGCAACCGCACCGCCGCCACCATCACTTCTCTGGAGTGGTACAGCAAGCGCCGGGAGGCGAAGGCCCCGGGTGTCAGTGCCCGGCCACACGGCTGGTGGGGCATCAAGCGTGCCGCCGAGTTCCTCGGTGTGGACATCTCAGCCCTCCACCAGATGATGCTGACCGGCGTGCTGAGTGGAGCGCGCTACAGGCACTCCTATCTGTTCGACCCCACTGAGCTTGAAGTGCTGCGTCAGAAGCGGCCCCCGGTTCCGGTCGGCTGGGTTCAGGTGCGTCATCTCGCCCCGGAGTTCGGGATGTCCCGTGTCGGCCTCGCCAAGCGCATCCATCGCCTGCACATCCCGGCTTCCATTTACTACGAGCAGGGGCAGGGGAAGGGAAGCCCGCGCTGTCTGTGCATCCGTGAGGCCGACGCCGCTTTTCTGCGCGCTCGGTGGGCAGCATGACCCCCTCTCCCGTTGAGGAACTCGCGCTGGCCTACGTCGAGCATCAGCCGGAGCTGGCGGCCCTGATGCGGGCGCAGCACGCTAAAGGCCTTGAGCACTACGGCCAGAGCATCAGTGAGTGGAAGGCTAAGGTGCCGGAGCGTGCGCATGAGACGAACGCCGAGGGGTGCGACTTCATCACCTATCTCCTGGCACTGGACCCGGATGAGTTTCTGCTGGACTGCCACCGAATCGCGTACATCATGCAGCGCGTCCTCCGCTACCGAGACCGGCAGGAGAGCGACCCGATGCGGAGCGTAAGGAGGGACACATGATTTCCGAACTGACCCTGAAGCTCACAGGTAGGGTTATGAGCCTGGATTCCAGTGTCGAAAACGTCTCCACAGTGACCGTGGATAGCCTGAAGCTTCCAATGCCCGAGGACTTCAGCATAGAAATGGTGCGGGGCATTCAGACGTTTAAGCTGGCCTATACCACCCCCGAAGCATGCGCGGCTGTAGTTCAGGCACTGAAGAAAGGGCAGGAGCCGCTGTGAGCTGGTTTCACATCATTGCGGCGGTCCTCGTGCTCATTTATTGCCTCTTCAGCGTGACTAGGTCGGGGGATAAAAAGCGCGATTGGCCGGAGCGCAACTATCACATGACCAACTCCTGCTACTGGCTCATCCTGCTGATCTGGCTTGTGGATGGTTTCAAGTGAACTGGCTGCTGTTCATCATGTGCGCCCTGGCCCTGCTCGGCTCAGCGAACGAGAGGCAGACCAGCGTGGGCGGAGGCATCGTGGCGGCCTCAGCGGTGGCCGGGATGGTGGCCGCCGTGCTGATTCAGTGGGGCCGGATATGAACGCCCGGCAGCGGAGGAAGGTCCAGAAGATCAAGGCGGAGCCCTGGCCTTCACGTTCATGGCATGGCAAGTCGTGGTCTGGAACCTACGGATGGGTAAGGGTACGTCGAAGCAATGACTTCAGGTATGCGCTCGAAGAGCAGCGAATCTGGTGGCTCGTGCAGGCCGCACTGAAGCAGGGGCGCGTGCATACCCGCAGGCGGCTGTGGTGTGGCACCTGTGGCAAGTATCGAGGGTGGATGAATCTCGCCCAGGACTGCCCGGAGTGTGCCGCCTTCTGGCGCCGTGCAGCCCGTGATGGCTCAATTGCGGGCACGCCCCGCCCGGATGACATCGGCCTGTGCCTGAGCGCAACGGAGGAGCAATGAGCGACCGCACTACCGCTGTTTGGTACTACTCAGAACGCTTCCTCTTTCTGCCCTGGCAGACCACGTTCAAGTGCGAGAGCTGTCAGCAAATCAGCACGATCAAGCTGGACCCAGACAAGAACAGCTGGTGCAGATGCCCGTCCTGTGGGTCCAGCTGCACTTTGGCAGCACCGGAGGTACGCTCTTGACCCGCACCATGCCCCCCGTCGTCCTGACGTGCTCGACCCTTGCCAGCGCCCGCTTGAGTCTGCTGAGAGTGGCGCAGAACGCCCTTGCTGTAGCCTTGCTGGCCTCCCGCAACGCCCCCCGCCCCGGAGCGCACGCCCAGGCCCCGAACGGTGGCAGCCGAGTCAGCACGCCCGGAGGCAGTGAGGTGCAGACGCTGGCCGGCATCGACAAGCGCCTTGAGGAAGCGTACAACCGGCAGGCCATGACCGAGCCGGACACCGAGGCCCGTGCTGCCGCTGACAAGGCCCTGGACCGGCTGGAGAGCCACCGTGCGAGTATCCAGGCGCAGCTTGACGCCCTGACCGTCAGCGCCCCCGTGAGGCCCGGTCTGCGTGACACGTACACCGTGATCATCCCCGCCCTGCACGTCCGGGTCGAGGGTGTGGAGTACGTCAGCGACCTGACCCGCCTGAAGGTCGAGGTGGACCCGCAGACCCCGAACTATGACCGCTACCTCGGCAGGGGCGAATGGCCGGGACACCAGGCGGAGGGCAAGTGGCCCCTGTATTTGCCGAGAGGAAACAAGGCGGGTATGCAGCTGGCTCAGGGCGCCGAGAGCTGGCATGTTGAGCTGATTGAATCTATCTGGGCAGGCCGTTCGTTGCCCGAACTGCGCCAAAGCATGGTCATTCAGGCCGAGGAGGCTCAGTGAACACCTCAACAGTTGCGCCGCGCCATGTGTCAAGCTATAATTCAGCTATCGTTCCAAGTCATCCCAGCGGCCATCGGGCCGCTCTCAACGTTTCGCCTACTTTCGGAGTCAGAAAGATGGCAACGGCGCGAGGTGTCATGACTTCACTGTCTCCGTATTCCTGTGCAGTCATGTCCGTCTGGGCCTGGATGCGCCATATCCGCTCTTGGCCTGCCGACCGCGTGAACCTCGTGCTGGCTGAGCATGGCCCACACCTGCCCGCTGAGTACCGCGCGGCCCTGTTCGCTGAGGTGAAGTACCGCCGAGATTGCCCAGACAGCCGGGGCGGCGGCGGTTGGAGAGAGTAAGTCGTGTTAAATGCGTCCCACAGGGCAAAAAGTGCTAAAATAAACGTGTCCCAGCGGTGTATCAGCACCCTGGAACGTGGAGCCGAGTGTGCGGCTCAGGTGGCAGTTTATGCCCCTGGCATCGCTATTTCAACACACGGCTCACGGGAGAACCTGTGAGCGATTTTATTGAACTGCCGTTGAATGGTAAGGATGGGATGGGCAAGGCTGTAAAGATTTCACCTGAAGATTGGATTTGGGCTCAAGAGTATCGGTGGGTGTTCAATCAAACGAAACACAATAAAGGATATGTCGTTACGTGGAAGAAAGGTAAGCGCCACTACCTCCATCGTATGATATGCACGGGCAAGGTCGTAGATCACATTAACCGGGATACGCTAGATAATCGGCGTGAGAATCTACGTGCGTGCACATATGTTAGTAATGCTCATAATGCCAAAGCATCTGACGGTAAAACATCCGCGTACAAAGGTGTTTACAAGCAAAAGAGGAAAACTGCTGGAATGGACCGATGGCGAGCCGACATCATGTGCAATGGCGTGCGCAAGCGGATTGGTACGTTTCACACCGAGATAGAAGCGGCACGGGCATATGACGTTGAGGCCAGGATTTTCTTCGGTGAGTTTGCCTTCCTTAATTTCCCAGAGGCGGAAATTATGAGTAGCCCTGCGTGATCTTGACCAGGGGGTTCCCATCGTCCACTTCTAAGGAGTCATCAATGCGCCGTGACAATTGGACCCCCTACCTATGACCCCAGAGCAGTATCTCCAGTCGGTCTATGACATAGGCGAGAAGCTGCCCGGCAAAGACCGCGTGGTGGCGAAGTGCGGGTGCAACTACGGAGAAGCAGCGCGGGCCATTGCCATCTTCAAGGTCGCCCACCCCGACGCCCGTGCAGGTCTCAACAGGCCCATGAAGGCGAAGGCTGCCCCGGCGGCTGATGCTGCCCCTACTCCCCAGACGGAATGGCGAGAGAGCGGCGACAATGCCACCCTGGAGTTCAAGAGCTTCACCGAGATCACGAACGTCGAACAGCTGCTGGATGTGGCCGGCGTAGACCGGGAACTCTGGGAAGTCGGCACCCATACCGTGAACACCTGGACCATGCCGGCGGGGAAGGACAGCGAGGAGGTGCGCGTACGCCTCTGGCAGGTGAAGGCCACGCTCAAGCGTAGGAACGAGGTGGCCGACCTACGCCGGCTTCAGGCCGAGACGCTGGCCGCCATCGCCGCCCACGCGCCGAGCTACAGCCCGATTCAGCGCCCGCCGACCACCGGGGGTCACCTACTGCTGCTGAGCCCCTCAGACGCCCACCTGGGCAAGCTGAGCTATGCCGCTGAGACCGGCCACGCCTACGACCTCCAGACCGCCGTGAGCCGCGTGCGCCACAGCATCCGCAGCCTCACCGCCGACGCCCTGCACCACGGGCTGGAACGCATCGTGCTCGTGGTCGGGAATGACCTGCTCCAGACCGACGGCAACAACGATGGCAAGACCACGACCTCTGGCACGTCCGTCGATGTCGGGGCCCGCTACGCTGAGGTGTACAACGCCGCCGTGCAGCTCATCCTGGGCGAAGTCGAATGGCTGACCCAGTACGCGCCGGTCACGGTGCTCCCCGTCCCGGGCAACCATGATCGCACCACGGTCATGCACCTCGGCGCCCTCCTCGCAGCGGTGTTCGCCAACAACGCCAACGTGACGGTGGATGCCCGCCCGACCTCCCGGAAGTATTACCAGCACGGCTCGGTCCTGCTGGGCTTCACGCACGGCAACGAGGAACGCCCCGCCAGCCTCCCACAGATCATGGCGGCAGAGCAGCGCGCCGCCTGGGCAGAGACCCACTGCCGCGAGTGGATCACCGGACACCATCATCGAAAAGCTGAACGTCAGTTCATGCCGCTGATCGAGGACGGGGGTGTGACCATCCGAACCATCCCGGCGCTCAGCTCAACCGATTCGTGGCACGCCCTGAAGGGCTACCACTCGCAGGCCGCAGGTCAGGCCATCGTGTACAGCCGCAGCGGCCTCCGGGCGCAGTACCACCACGCAGTCGAGGAGGCGGTGTAATGACAGTGATTCCAAACGTTCACGGGCAGTTTGAGATCAGGCGACATGGCAGTGACGGGCACGATGGCCTGCTCTACTGCTCCTACTGTGGCTCTATCACTCTGGCAGCGTTCCTAGCCGGACTGGGCCAGGGTGCGCGGCCTGAACTTGCAGACCGGAAGTACGGCTATCTGCACAAGATCTACCTTGACCACATTCCCACCATTGAGCACTGGCGGGCCTACCAATCAACTGAGCAGGTCACGAAGAAGAGTGAGACAGGGCAGGCAACGGAGAAAGTGCAGACCCGCACGCTCCAGCTTCACCGCACAACGCGCGCCAAGTTCTATACCGACCACGTGAAGGACGGCTCTGAGGAAGATCAGAAGGCGTACTGGACGTGGCTGAATGGTTACGTGGGCGCTCGCCTCGTTGTTTCAAGCCCCGTTCAGTGAGGCCCTGGCAGACCAGACGGGAGCGCCTCGCCCACTGGCGCATGACCAGAGGCACTCGCAGGAACGCTAATCGGTGTGGCCGAATCCTTCAGCGGAGGCGCGATGAATAGAGCGCTCTACCTCATGGGCTACACCCCAGAGCAAGCCGAGGAGCTTGAACGGGCCTACGCTGCGCAATGTCAGGCCCGGAGTGTCCCCTACGACGTGGGCGCCCTTGAGGACTTGGCACGCCAGTTCAAGAGTGCGGAGTTCAAGGGCACGATGCAGAACATTGGCCGCCAGGATCGACTGAAGGCGAGTAACGCCAAGCCCCACAGCGGGCAGAAGGTTAGGTCAACCCACCCGGCCCTGCGCCGCTAGCCCTGCTTGCGCTGACCTTCGGAGCCCCGAAAGAGGAGAGAGTATGACCGATACCAAGCAGACCGCCGCTGTTCCCGTTGCACCCTTCAGCCTTGGCCGCCAGTGGGAGCCGGGTGAGTTCGAGCGGGTCAGTCTGGAAACGTTCATTGGCAGCGTCGAGGCGAACCTGGATAACCCGGAGTGGCTGGCGGTGCTGTGCAAGTCGCAGCGTGAGGCCGCCGGGCTCCCGAGGCGCTGATGCCTGAGCAGATGCCGAGGTGCGAAACCTGCAAGCACTGGGGCACCGCAGGGAATTACACGAAGGATGGATCAAAGGAGTGCAAGCGAATCCCAGCCGGGAGTGAGCACGACGGCAACCCAGCCTTCCCTGCATTCACTTGGTATGACGACAGTGCCCTGTGTACCTCGCCGGACTTCGGCTGCACCCTGCACGAGCCGAGGAGTGAGACGTGACCGTAGCTGAGCTGATCGCTGACCTACGACGGCTTGACCCTGAGGCCGAAGTCTGGGAAGTAGATGCTCGGCACGAGCTTCATCCAAAAACCTCCGCCCCAGACTTGGAGCACATCAATTTCCGACCTTCGCAGCGGTTTATCAACTATGGGTTCAAGCCTGAAGAGATTGAGACCGGTGAGTGGCGTGTCACAGCAAAGGGCGTTTTGGTGGATGGCGACACGCAGACGAAGCGGGTTGTACTTCTTTAGCCCCGCCCGGTCTCGCCGCACCGTGAAAACGCGGCCGTATCGGTCGAACAGCCATAAGGGCTGGGAAGCCGCTCACTCGCCCTCTAGGGCTTATTTAAACAGTCGTGCCAAACACGGGTGCTGCTTCGACCAGACCGGGGCACCAAGCCGCCAGAGTGCGGATACTTCGCCAGTGAGGCTGGCAGACACCAGGGATAGACCTGGGTTCCCCCGGAACAGAACGGGCGCGCGCGGGGCCGCGAATGCCCCCGCTTCATGGAGAGCCAGAGCAGGTGGCACCGGAGGTTCGAGCCCTCCACTCTCCACCACAGCACGACCCCCATCGCCGTACAGGAGAACAGAACATGAATGAAGCAGAGAGGAAGACCCTGGTGAACGTGCACACGGCGCTCGGCAAGATTCGCTCCGAATTGGGCAGCTTAGAAACATCC